TTATCGCGCGGAAGCGGCCTCGTGCCGACGCTTCGCATAGGCGAGAATGGAGTCGGGCGTCAGGGGATTGCTTTCGACCATGATTGCCTCGAATGGCGAGGCCCTGTCGCTGACGCGGACTTCAACATAAGCGGCCGCATAGGCCATGTTTCCGTCCGGCATCGGGATCAATTGCGGACGAGCGGTTGGGATCGGCCCGATCTCCGGCAGGATCGCGAACTCGCCCAGCGCCCGAGGTGTCGAAAGGCCCGGCGCCGGCTCGGCAAGCGCAGTGACCGGCACACCCGTATCAAGCATCGATTTCTGCGGGACCGGAACGGAGCCGAGATCGGGAACCTGGTTGCGCAGCGGCTCGTTCGAGGCAACCATGACCCCCGTGGCGATCTGCCCCTCCGGCATGACTCTCGGACTGCGGTCGCCCTTCTTCACGTAGGAAGCCATGAGATAGGGCATATCATTGCCCTCGAGCGGCGCTCGGCCCACATATTGCACGCGCACCTTGGCGCTGCCTTTCCCCTTTATGTCCAGGAGATCGGCAGTCTTCGAGGAGACGTCGATGATCCGCCCGTATTCGTAGGGACCACGATCGTTGACGCGCACGATCACCGACGTACCGTTCTCAAGATTGGTCACGCGCGCATAGCTCGGCAGCGGAAAGGTCGGGTGTGCGGCCGACAGGTGATACTTGTCGTAGACCTCCCCGTTTGCCGTAAGACGGCCGTGGAAGGCGGAGCCGTACCAGGAGGCCATCCCGGTCCTGTTGTAGCCGAAATCCTCTTTCGGCTGATACCATTTGCCCTTGACCTGATACGGCTTGCCCACCTGATAGCGTCCGCCGCCTTTCGGGATGTTGCGCCCGGAGGCTACTCGCGGGCTCGCTTTGACGCCGTAAACCGACTCGGCGAAATATTCCTTGCTCCGAGTCTTGCTCTTCTTGACGCTCGGCGTCGATCCGCAAGCCGTCAGCACCGCGCAAAGCAACGGAATCGCAGCGAGACGTATTCCCCTCACGAGATATGCCGCACTCTTATTCGATATCATTTGTCCCACAAGATCATTCGCAAAGCCTCACGAACAATCCGCTCAAAGCCCCCGCGGACAGTTCGCGTCCCGAAACGGAACAGTCGAACAATCATGACAACAACAAGGCAAAATTGCGAACCAGAGGGCGAAGACGCGTCGGAATTCGCCCGTTATGGTTTACCATTGGTAAAGAGAGGTTCGCGCGAGCGGAGTTTGTCGCCCGCTACGGAATTGGGAAATTCGCAAATCGTGCAGCTTAAATCTTGCAACGCTTCGCGCTTCGCGCAATAACGCGCTGCCCGGATGGGTGGCCGAGCGGTTTAAGGCACCGGTCTTGAAAACCGGCGTAGGTGAAAGCCTACCGTGGGTTCGAATCCCACCCCATCCGCCAGCAGTTCTTTTTCAGCCTAGCCGGAGGCGTAGGCATCGGCTTGCCTGCGAAGCTTAGCCCTTGTAGCTCGCCGCGAATTTCCGGAATTTTGACAGCCAGAACCGGAAAAATCAAAAATCCGCGCTAAGGCATTTTGGTGCCGGTTTCTGCCGCTTCCCGCTTGATCTTTTGCCAGTACCGATAGGCCGCCGCAATCGAGGGCGTGCGCGGCGTTCCGAAGCGCCTGCGGCATTTCCTGAGCAACTCCCCCATCGGCAAAAGGCCGAAGTTCTGAGCCAGATACACCGCCACTTCCGGGTTGCGCTCGATGCGCGATCGGCGCGGGCTCAAGAGCTGGTCGTGGCTTATCGCACGCTCGCTGAGCATGCGCTTGCAATCAAGCAACTCTGCATAGTGCTCCAGCGGGATCGTAACTACCTGAACCCCTGCGATTGTGGTGATTTGCGGTTGCCTAGCAGACATATGGCGGCCTTTGCTCCAGCGCTTCCCGCATGTGAGGCGGCAGGAGCGGCTGCACGTTGCTTAGAAGGCAGACGAGGGAAGAGGTGTCCAGTCCGCGCTGCTCGCCGAATACGCGGCGAGTTTCCGCCACGATCTCCCCGAGGGAAAGAATGCCGACGCGGCTGACGACGAAGGCTACTACCGCCGCAACCTCAAAAATCGTCTGCTGATCTAGTTTTGAAGGCTCGTAAAAAGTCATTTGAACCCGCCTCAATGAAACGGCCCGACAAGCGGGGAGCGTCCGCTGTCGAGCCTTCCTTGCCCGCCAGTACATCCGTGGTCGGGCAGGAAGAACGGCGGTCCGATAGTCCAACGCACAAAGTCCCATCGGACCGCCAGCAGCGAGCCAGGAGGGCAAGCCCGCCTCGCGCGTCGTTATGCCAGCCAGGGCGTAACGATGACTTTAGCCGTCCCCTTCCAAGGGTTGCTCGCGCCGTTCGCCAGTGTAGCGGCATTGATAAGATCAAGGGCCGCGCCTTCGAGCGAAGGACCGACAACAAGCGTATCCGGCCGGATGCCGAGTGGCCGCCCTTCGTCGCCCTTGAAGGCCATCATCGCGGCGCGAGCAGTCTGATAGTGGGCAGCGTCGAGCGTCTGCTTAGAACCCCATGCAAGTTGCCACAGGCCGAACCCGGCATTCGATCGCGCGCGTACACCGTGGATGTACTCATCTTTCCAGAAGGTGTTGTGATCGGTGTCGCCGTCCAGTGAGGTGAGCTTGTAGGGGATGCGCTCCTGGAAGATCATCGGTTTGATTGCTCGGCTGCAATCGAGCAGGAACCAGGGCGCACCGTTCCCGCCATCGGTATTCGCGACGCTCACCGGATTTTCATAACCAACCGGATGATCTGTGTCGAAGAAGTACTGCCCGTCGTAGCACTTCGTCGTGAAGCCTTGCGCCAGCAGCGCCAACACCAGTTCGTCAGGATGCTCGGCTGCGCCCTTACCCATTTCTTGGAACAAGGGAGCAAAGACGCCATACTGGTCATCTTCGATCGCTTCGCGCGGCACGGTAACCGTGCTCTCGAACTTCTTGTTCACAACCGCGAAGCTATGGGCCTGAAGGTTCTTAACGACGCGGTCGCCGATCCACTCGCGCATTTTCGGCATAGCGCCGAGCCAGCCGTAAGTCTCGCTGGCTGTCCGGGAGTTCACCACCATCGAGATGTCTCGATAGACCGTCGCAGCGCCTTCAAATCCCTTATTGAAGGCCCCTTGGAAACCCGTGAAGACCTGTTGGATGTTCTGTTGATTAACGATCATGTTTTCAGCCCGTTAGGAGTTGGAGGAGGTTTCGCGGGCCTTGGCGTATTCTTCTGCCGTCAGGCCCATTTGTGTGCAGATCGCCACCTCGCCCTCAGTGAGCCCGCCGCCTGTTTGCGTCTTATTGCCCTTGGTTTGCGGAGTGACGATCGCGTTGAATGCAGGTCCGACACGCTCAATGAAGGCGTCGAACTGCGGCTTGTTCTGAGTGCAGAGAGCAACGGCCCAGTCCTTGAGATAAGGAGCCAGCCGGCCGCTGCGCACATGCATCGATACGTGATCCTCGGCCGCTTGCTGGGTGATACCCTGGCGGAGTTTGTTTGCGTCGGCGACGGCTCGTTCAAAGTCGCCGATCGGCACGAACTTGGTGGGATCGGGATTGGCTGCCTGCGGCGCTAGGCTGCTGTCGCCGGTTTCCTCCGACAGCTCGGCCGCGATCGCCACGATCGCCTTGATGCGCGCGACGATTGTAGCTGTGTCGCTCTCATTCGGCAGACCGAGGATTTCCGCTGCCGCACGCAGTTTCGGTGTTAGGTTTTCTTTTTCATTGCCCATCGTGATCTCCGCGCTCGCAAGCGCCGTTAGTTGGTCAAGGTTGGGAGAGTTGGTGAGGCCCGCATTGACGATGCGGGTGATGGCGCCGCTGGCAGTGTGATGAAAGACCGGCGACAGGTATCGGTACTCTCGCTTTGCGAGGTGCGCCGCTGCGGCTTCGGTCCACTCGACCAGGCCCCATATGCCGTCCTTGCGCGCCTCAAGTCCGACGATCCAGCCGGCCGCGATCGCGGGCTTGCCGTTCTGCGCCACGAAGAGCGACTGGTGCTCGTAATCGACCACCATTTGCAGCTTGCCGGCACGGGCGCGGGTCGCGGCGATGACCCTGTTTGCATCATCGATCCGGTACGGCCCTCTGCCATCAATGCCCGTGAACTGGCCGGCCGGGAGCAGGTGCACCCAAGATGTGCGATCGCCGGCCTGTTCCGACGTTAGGGAAAGCGTTGCAAAAGCAGATAAAGTCAAAGCAGTTGCCTCTTTTCCTGCGGCCGTCAGCGCCAGCGCGGCCGCGAGTTGATGTTTTCGATCCTGTCCGGAAGGTTGCGGTCATAGGCCTCGACGGTGGCGCTCGCCGCTCGGTGGCCCTCCTCTTGTGCAACTTCCTTGACGAATCCCCGGAGCTTGCCGTTGTCGTCGACATCGACGCCAACTGTGATGTGCATGCGACCCGCGCCGCTGCTGCCTTGCTCGCTTCCAGCGGCATGGCGAGGCGCGGATATCATTTGCGGAACATCGACAACGCCGCCCTCGGCGTAGCCGCGCATGCGCAGGCTTTCGACCACGGCAACGCCACCGGCCCGCGCAACGTCGCGCTGCGACCACACGACCTCGCCGCGGTGGACGATGCCGGCCGGCTCGTATTTGCCGCCGTGGCCTGTGTAGCCGCCATCGGCCCATAGCCCGACGCCACCACCCGCGACCGCGCTCAGAAGCTGGTTTGAGCCGGAGAAAGCGCCGATGCCGCTAAGGCCGGAGAATAGCCCGCCGAGGCTGAAGCCGCCGCCCATCTGACCGGAGAAGAGCGCGGCAAAGCCATCCTTCAGGTCGGTTTTGAAGCCGTCGAGGAAAGAGCCTGCAAGCGAGCGGCCGACGCTTAGCAGCGCACCTTTGATGTCGCCGGAAGCGAGACCGTCCACCAAGCCGTCAATGGCGCGGCCGGCTGCGTCCTGAATGCGGCTCCACGCCTGCTCGCTCCGGTCTAACTCCGCTCTGAGCTTCCCCACCAAATTGGCTTGCGTGCGCAGCCCCTCTGCCTCGCTGCTATGCAAACCTATGCCCGCCCGGCGGATGTCCTGTTCGCTGCGGAGCTGGTCAAGCAAGCGACGGCGCACGTCCTCGTTCTGCCCGAGCAAGGCGATCTCCAGCCGCAGCTTTTCCGCCTCGTCGTTGTAACGATCTCCCATGCGGTCAATGCGTTCGCGCTGCCGATCGGCCTCACTACGGCGAGATGAAGAGCCGGTTGAACGCGGCAGATCGTACTCAAAGAAGTTGGGCTTCCGGGTTGGCACTGGTACCAGAGCGCCCGCCTCTGCATTCGCGATCCGTTTCAGGGCGGCCTCGTAAGCTTCAAGCGCCTTGCGGCTGCTCTCAAGGTCAACCGCCTCGAGCCGTGCCTTGCGGTATTGGTCGAGCGCCTGGTCGCGCAACGATATCGGCTGTGCAGCGATACCGGAGAGCTTTTCCAGCGCGTTGTTGAAGCCGTTGATGTCGGAGACCCAGCGGCCGGCCGACTGCCCTATGGCGTCGATCGTCCCCGGCAAGGTCCGCAAGCGCTGATCCGCGTCAACTCCGGCGGCGGTCATTTCGCGGATTTCACGCGCCAGTTCGCGCTGGCTTTCCGTCGCCAGAGGGTTGACCTCGAAGCGCGCCCAGGCATCACGGAATGCTCGGAGCTGCGGTTCGCCGCGCTCGACGGAAGCAGCCAGTTCGTCAATTGATCGCTGCATCTCCGCGAAGAGCGGCGTGCCATTGGTCCCCGGCGAATAAAGGCGGTTGATCTCTTCAAAGAACATCAGGCGCGAGTCGCCGAGCACATCCTTTGATGAACTCATGATGATGTTGCGAAGATCGCTTTGTGTTTGGGCCAATTCGGCGGCAAGGATCGCACTACTTTCCTTGGCATAAGAGCCTGCGCTGACGGCCGCCTCGCCGTAGCGGTCCTTGATGCGGCCTAGAAGCTCCTCATGGCGTTTTAGGACTTCCTCGGCGCTCTCCACTTCCGGCACGATCGCTCGGAATGCCGCATATCCGGCATAGCCGATCGCAGTCAGACCGCCGAGGACAAGCGTCGTCGGATTGATCATCGAGCTTATGCCGCCGACCAGCGCCGGGATCAGCGAGCCGAGCCCCCGACTTCCCATGATTTGCGCAACCTGAGTTCCCTGCTGCGCCATGATCAGGAATGGACTTTGGCCGGAAGCCAGCATCACGCCCATATCCGTCAACTGATAAGAGAGGTTCGTCACCTCGTGCGAAGCAAGGGCGGTAGACTTCGCCGCGTTGCCGACCGTCGCTCCGATCGTGTTGTTGTTGGCCGCCAGTTTGAGGCCTGCGGCAGCTTGCGCGTCGATCGCGGCCTTGAGCTTATTGACCTCCGCAGCAACGACCGTGCTGCTGTCGCCGAGGCCGCCGATCTCGCGCTTTAGCTCGCTGACATTAGCGACGGCCGATTTGGTGTCAGCGGTGACGCCGATGGCAAGTTTCAGCGCGCTAGCCATTTTCGCCTCCAGCGCGCGCGGGCCGCCTGTCCGCTGTCACGGGACGCGGAAGACCAGAAACGCGCTCAGCGGCCTTCAAATCGGCTTCAAAATCGGAACTTTCCGGCAGCCCACCACCGTAAAGCAGTTCTTTGCGCTTCACCGACAGCGCGCGACGGATTTCGTCAGGCTTCAGAAGATCGCGCACGCTTACGTCACTGCTGCGGATGAGACGGCAGATTTCGTTGACGTTTCGTCCACGCGAACGCAGGTAGCGAGCGAGGAATTGGTTACCGAGCGGCAGCCGGTAGGAGCCGGGACCGATGCCAGCCGCGATCAGGCCGCGCGCTTCCTCGCTCGTCACGAAGCGCGACAGCCGGTTGCGGCCCATCTCTCCCGATGCGGGAATATAGACATAGCTCCCGCCGAAGCGGAGCAGCACGCGCGCGGCGCGCTCGATGCCGAGGACCGATACGATCGGCCAAAGCGCCGCGTCGATGCGGCCAGTGATCTCTTTTCCGTGACTGTCGGGCCATGTGATTTTCATGACCGCAACATACGTTTGCGGGTCAGTGCAAAAACAGTCACAAGCCACTTGTGGGTGTTTTGGAAGGGGCGCGGCGGGGCCTCGCAGGAACCCCGCATTTCGATCCGGCCGGAGCCGTCCTACGGCAGCGAGAATAGCACCGTGTCACGCGCCCGCGCAGTATCCGCCCAAGCCGCTCCGCTGGCAAGTCGGCGACACAAACCCGCATGATGCGGTTTTGACCGGCCCGCCACCACCGATCGAATGGTAATCATTACCCTTCGACAAAACACCGTCAGGTTGACGCAATTAAAACGGGGCACTCGCTGCCCTGTTTTTTCCGAAGGTCACTCGGTGACCTTCGGTCGTCGGCAGAAAACAGGGCCAACTTGGCCCTTGTTTTTCAAACCGTCATCGTGGCGGTTTGTCGATGGAAAAACAGGGGCAAGTTGCACCTGTTTTCAAAGGATCACGATGACCCTTTGATCGTTCCCAAAAATAGCGACAAGTTGGCACTATTTCGGGCGAAACAGGCCAGTCGTTGGCCTGTTTTCGACCAAAGGTGCAAGATGCCCCTTCGGTCCTAAGCGCCCTGCTGCATCCGCAGATCGTAGCTCGCGAAGGCCTCCGCAACCATCCCCTCATAAGCGGCGCTGAACACTTCACATTCCATCCGCTTTTCGACTGTCTGGATTGCAAAGTGGATCGACGTTCGCTGCCGCCCCTGCATCCGGCAGATGTATCTCTGCTCCATACCGAAATCGTCGGCCATGATCCGAATGGCGATCTGGCGCGCAAGCTGCGCATCCTTCAACGCGCGCGGCGGCTTGCGAATGTCGTCTACGGCCAGATGGCCGAAGACAGATTGAACCGCGCGAAATGCGCAGTCGGCCATGAGTTCGTACCGATGCTCATAGTCGTGCGGGTTGAAGGTCCTTGCCTGCCCCGCGCGCTTCATAAGCTTCCGGTGCTTTCTCTCACGTATCGTGGTGCGCTCGTTGGAGGTGCTCATTTCAAGTAGCCCTTGTCTTTAAGGTGGTCGGTCAGGAGCTTCTCGACGAGCGACGTAAGAGACCTGTTGTCGTCCTTCGCCGCGTGCTCGGCCGCTTCCTTCAATTCGGGCCTTATCCGCAGATTGACCTGCGCTGTTTTAACTCGTTTTGCTTCAACCATGTAAAGACACTGTCTTGACGTTTCCACTAAAGACACTGTATAGACATTGGCTGTAGCAATCAAGCGGCCCCTGCCGGTGCGCCAACACCGGACAAGGGCCTAACCGCAGGCAAGGAGTAAGCCATGCCCGAAGCTGTAGCCAGCAATAGCATACCCGTCTCCAATCGTCAGCCGCGCTATGGCTGGAAGCAACACTTCTCCGAAGAGTTCGAGAATATCGATTACATGCTCGCGGCGTTCCGCGAGATGAATTCCGCCCTCTATGAGACGAAGCAGGATCACTCCGAGGTGAGCTATGGCGTCTATCTCATTCACGGCCTGATCATGGACCGCTTGAAGGTGGTCGCTGGCGAAGCAAAGCAGGTTATCGCCAACGCCACCGAGCGGGCGGCATTGCCGGAACTCGAAAGCGGTTTTGATGAAGCCCTGCTGGAGCGCATCGGCGAGATGGCCGGCGCGGCACTGCTCGACGCGGGCTATGAGCTTGACATGGAGGACGCGACGACCTGGCCGGAAGGGTTGATGCTCGAACATACCGGCCGCATTGGCCGCTTCTACAATGAGCTGATCGCCAAGCTGAACGAGGCAGGCAGGTTCGATCTGCTGACCGTGGGCAGCCTCCTCCCGTGGCTTGAACTGCGGATTCGCCGTGAAGTGATGGGGGCCGAGGCCGCGCGCGATCTCGGCGACACGTCCCTTCGCGATCGGCTCATAGTCGAGCAGGCCAAGAGCGGCGTTTCCGCCGCCGATCTCTCCCAGGCATTCAATCTCAGGCGCGGCGCAGTAGAGCGTATCATTGCCCGCCTGACGGTGGAGGAGGAAGAGGAAGAGGCCCGCAAGGCCGTCTGATCTTTCGTCCATCCTGAGAGGGGCGCGACCGCGAGGCCGCGCCCTTTTTCATGTCAATTTACCGGCGCACTTTGGTCATTCACAACGGGCCGCGCCGCCGTCCACCATCGGGCCATCATCAACGGTCCTTCAGAAAGGTGGATGCGTCTTGCGTAACCTTGCCTACCAAACATCCGTAAACACGGAATGCTCGAATGTCACCCCGGTCTGGCTGCTGTGCTTTTGGCGGCTGTTTAGACAGTTGGGAGACGATTACCACGCGGCTTGGAAGGCCCTGCCGAGGCACCTGCCGCGCGGCGTCAAACGCCCCACGGTGGAGGAGTGCGCGAACACCCTCTACGACCACGGCCTGTCCTGAAGGAGGCCGCCCATGACCAAGCCTCCAAAGTCCAAACAAGCGAGCCGCATGGGGCGTCCGCCCCTCAACGTGAAGCCGCTCCTGGTCCGCTTGCCAGAGGGCGTGGCAGAGCGTATTGATGCCCTCGTAGGCAAGAACAAACGCGCCGAGTTCATCCGCGATGCTGTCATGCGAGCGCTGGCCGAGCGCGACGGCGCGGCCCCCGATGGGGAGGACGAAAACACCCCCTGAAAGCCGCGCACCGCTTGCAGGTTTGGCTTTACTAATATACGTGCCCTATCTGATTGATTTCTCACAGCTTTGTCGCGGTGAATGGCAAACATGCAAGTCGCTTGCATGTTCAAATTGGAAATAGGGTCACCGAACACCCCAAAATGCGCTCAAGTCGCCGGTTTCTTTGAAGTCGGCGACTTCTATATTTTTCAATGGTTTGAAGACGCCTCAAAGAGCGGGGCGACCGTTTTTGAGGCCCGTTTGAGAACGCCTCACTCGCGCACGCCGTTTTCTCGCTCTCCGCCGATTTCGGCGCGCCTCGCTGTCAAAATCGCCTCGCGCCGCCCTTCCCGGCCGCTTCCTCTAAGTCCCTCGTTTTGTTGCGATATCCCGCGAGAACCCGGATAATATCGGGTAATCCCGGATATCCGCCTAGACGCGTCAAACAACAGCCCTATTGCCCGCGTGTAATGCTGACCCGCGATTTCATCGGAGTCCGCTATTCAAGGCTTCGCCCAGACCCGCAAAAAGTGACGCCGGGACCCGCGCGAAGGTACTGGCGCGTTCGCTCGAAACCGCTTATACACTGGTGCCGCTGGGGTCGTAGCTCAGTTGGGAGAGCGCCGCAATCGCACTGCGGAGGTCGAGGGTTCGACTCCCTTCGACTCCACCAGGATTTCGCTGCCCAGCCTGGAGAGATGCGTGACGGATCGCAGACGCCATAAGGTGCGGTCGGCTTCCTGTCGTTAGGGTTGTGCTTGCCAAAAAACCTGTTTTGAGAGAAAGTCTTAGTCTGACCCCGTTCGAGGGTCTTGGCAACTCCCGCGAGTGGAGAACACCATGCCTCTTAAATTCCTGATTGCAGCCGCGGCAATCGCGCTTTCCACACTTTCGGGATGTGCAAGCACCGGCTCGACCAACACGACTTACACCCAGTGGTATGGCCCCTATCCGGAGCCTGATTTCGACGTCTTGAGCCCGGGCGGCCTGCGTCTCGCTTACTAGCGCCACGCGGGGACCCTCGTGCGCGAACCACGCCAAGAAAAAGCAAGGGGACGGGCAGCCCGCCCTCGGAGTTTCAGACATTCTTTTACCGATACATTGCCGCGCGCTTTCGGGCCGGTTTCGGCGCTTTAACTGTCGGCGAAATTCACGGAATTTTAGGCACTTGCGGAACACATATGGAACAGATAGTTTCTGTTCTTGATTTGTTTCGCGATTCTGGAGTGACGCGCCATGCTGACCCGCAAGCAACAGGAATTGCTTCTGTTCATTCACGAGCGAATGAAGGAGTCCGGGGTCCCGCCGTCCTTCGATGAAATGAAGGACGCGCTGGATCTCGCGTCGAAGTCAGGCATCCACCGTTTGATTACCGCACTCGAGGAGCGCGGGTTCATTCGCCGGCTACCCAATCGCGCCCGCGCCCTGGAGGTCATCAAGCTGCCGGAAGCCTATACTGGCGCCGCGCAGGTTCGGCGTGGTTTTTCGCCGAGCGTGATCGAGGGAAGCCGGGGCAAGCCACCCGCGGCGCCGACCATCACGCGGAAGCCGGCGCCGGCGGCGGAGACCGCATCGGTCACCGTTCCCGTCATGGGCCGAATTGCTGCGGGCGTCCCGATTTCGGCAATCCAGAACAATACGCACGACATTTCGGTACCGATCGAAATGATCGGCAACGGCGAACATTATGCGCTCGAGATCAAGGGCGACTCGATGATCGAGGCCGGCATCCTCGACGGCGATACGGTCATCATCAGAAACGCAAGCACGGCCAATCCGGGAGATATCGTCGTCGCCCTGATCGACGACGAGGAAGCGACACTGAAGCGGTTCCGTCGAAAGGGTGCATCGATCGCGCTCGAAGCGGCGAACCCGGCCTACGAAACGCGTATCTTCGGGCCCGACCGGGTCAAGATCCAAGGCAAGCTCATCGGCCTCATCCGGCGTTATCACTAGCGCGCATTGGGGGCTCAGCGCTCGCTGGACACTCGCCATTTCTCAAAGTCGACTGCCGTGCCACAGCGCCGTGCGTCCCTTCAGACGCACAAAGAATGTTGCAGCGCTTTGAATTTCTGCATGTTTTTGCCCCTAATCGGGCGCGATTAAAGGAAACATGCAGTAATCTCCTGCGGTCAGCAACCACCGCCTAGGGATCTTCTTGGTTTCATTCCAGACCACCGATGCCAGCTGCATGCCAGGTGGCGGGATCCAGATTTTGGCTGAAGCCTCTCGACGCCGGATGAATGATGAAACCGAGCTCAGCAACTGCCCCGTCGAGTTTGCCTGAAATAGCTACGAACAGGCCGTGAACATGTGGAATGGATAACTCCGCAGCACCCGCCAGTGCGTCGGCCAGCATGGTATAATGCCAGCTCGTTACGACACCTCAAACTTTGTTACCGGGTCCAACCATCGTTGCAGGAACCGCTGCATCGATGGGTCGTTTTCGTTTGTATAGAGTGGAGTTCGTCATCATGACTGGAAGAAATTACCGAGGACCGGAACATCACGCCTCAGCGGGGCTGCCAGTAAGCATTCTGTTGCTCTCAGTCCTCGCAATATCGGCCTATCTACTGGTCGGGGCCTCTTTGACCGAGGGAGAGAGTGTCACCTCCAAGGTCTATCTGCCGGCCGCGCAAACACAAGTGCGCTGATCTTTGCAGGTCGTCAGGCCGGTCAATAGCGATCATGCAATGCTTGCGGTGGCTAGGATCGACTGGAATGGAATAGGCAACCAGCTATTGGCCTTGAGCAAAGGTCCAACCGACGAAAACGGGAACAAAATGCCACAGCCGCCCGAAAGTGGGGTGGATTTAGGCGAAGTTTTTGCCCAGCGAATCAACAGTTAGATGTGTCTTTGGAGGCCTCGCCCGGAATTGAACCGGGGTACAAGGATTTGCAGTCCTCTGCGTCACCACTCCGCCACGAGGCCTCTCTGACTTGAATTCCCAAGTCGTGGCGCGGATTTAGAATGATTGCCCGGAAACCGCAAGAGGGTTCATTCTGAATAGGGTCTTTTTTATTCCGAATAACCGCTTGCTTTCCCTTCGCTGTATGGTCGGCGGCATGCAGGCAACCGTGTTAGCCACTCGCTCGAGACTCGTCGTTCTGCCGCATGTCTCCTAAATTCGACCTTTGCGCGGCTGATAAGACGCGCGGCGCTGTAGGGCGAAAGGTCGTCCAGCTCACGGGTAAGCCGAGTTGGCGGGAACGAGTGCGGGCCTATTCTGCGGCGCCTCCATCGCTGGTCGATCGACAGCTAGGATGCTCATCACGAGAGCGATGAGCACGAATATAAGCGCCAGAAATGCGAGGCCTGCTTTATCCATCCCGCATCTTGGTGCGCCGAATGTGCACAAAACAGGGCAGCAAGCCGGGAAGAGTTTCGCTGCGGTCCCTCATGGTAAATTATGCCTTAACGGAAGCCGCTAAGCTGTTACTGCATGGTTCCTTAAATCGAAATCGATTTAAGATTAAAACCATGGAGCAACTCGAAGTGCCACAGGGACCTTTGCGCGTCCGATCGGACGCGCGGCGCTGTAGTGAGTGCCGCTCGCTGTAGATACGAAATCGCGCGACGCAAGACCGAATTTGCAGAGGACGTCGTTCAAGAAGCTGGCCGACTGCTCAATTGGGCACTATTCGACCCGCCCCACCTCTCGCCTTGCCCATCTCGTCAGGATCCGCCGGACGAATTCTGCGTGCCTCGCCGGCGCGCCCACCAAACGGCGAGTTTACGCCGCCAGCGGCGCACGATCGGAATATCGTGCGACAGCACGAGCAGACCCATGGGGATCATCCAGAAGCCCAGCACCGGCAGGAAGCCGAGCACGCCGCCGACGATGAGGAGCGAGCCGACCAGCATGCGCAAGGCGGGCGAGTCGGGCAATTTGATCCGCCACTTGCCGAGCACGATCTCATGCGTCTGCGGATCGATGCCGAAATGCCTTTTTTTCTCTGCTTTTGCCATCAGTCCTCTTTCGTGTCCCTCCTGAGTTGGTGCCTCCTCCACAGGCTGACAACTGCCGCCGGCGATTTTTTTTGAAAAACCGCTTGGCAAATCGAAAAAGCATTTGTATTAGCAGCCTCACTTCTGCGGCGCAGATGATCCCTGGTAGCTCAGCGGTAGAGCACTCGACTGTTAATCGATAGGTCGCCGGTTCGAATCCGGCCCGGGGAGCCAGTTTCCAAAGCCCTGCACTTCACGGTGCGGGGCTTTTTGTTTCAGCATTTTCAATCACTTAACTGTTCAGGTAAACGCGCGATGCCTCTAAAGGTTCAGCGCTAACTTGCTTTTTTGGTTACTTTCTGGACCACAGGGGACCGGAGAAGCGGCAATTCATGCGATCAGAAGATATTTCGCGGTACGTGGTTAAACACTCCGCAAGCGGCATCTACCGCTACTATCGCCGCGTCCCGACCGAAGTCGCGCATCTGGACAAGCGGACGCACGTCAAGCAGTCGCTGAAGACGAAGATCCTTAAAGAGGCGCTGGAGAAGGCGCAGGCGGTCCATGACGCGGCCGAAAGCTTCTGGCGCGCGCTGCTCGCGGGCAACGACAATGAAACGGCCTTCGCCCGCTACGAGGCGGCCGTGAAGCTCGCTCAGTCGCTCGGCTTCACCTACAAGCGGGCCGCCGAGGTTGCCGCCCTTCCCCTCGACGAGCTGGAGCGCCGTCTTGCCGTCGTCGCCGAGAACATGGACCGCTCGCAGATCGTGGTCGACGCCATCGCCGGTACTGTCGAGGAACCGGCGCCGCGGCTCAGCAATGTCTGGGAGCTCTATGAGCGGCACAATGCCGCAGGCTTGACCGGCATGTCGAAGAACCAGCTACGCAAACACAAGGTCTCGCGTGAGCGCGCTATCCGCTACGCGATCGACGTAATGGGCGATCTCGAACTTGCCGCGATCGTCCGCGCAGACGTGCTGAAGTTTCGCGAGTGGTGGACCGACAAGGTCATGAGCGAAGGCCTGAAGGCCGACTCAGCCAACCGCTCTTTCAGCGACATAATGGGCATGCTGACACCCATCGATAACGCGCTACACACCAACTATCATGCGATCTGGGAGAAGGCCCACATCAAGGAAACGAACGCGACGAAGGGCGGAAGCCGACCGCCCTTCCCGCTCCAGTGGATCATTGACAAGATCCTGGTGCCAGGCGCGATGGACAGACTCGACGAGGATGCGCGCCTAATCGTCTACACAATGGTGGAAACTGGAGCGAGGCTCGGCGAGATCTGCAATTTGAGGCCGCAAGACATCCGTCTTGGCGACGAGGTGCCGCACATCGAGATTGCCGAACGCACCGATCGGCGACAGAAGTCCGAGTACTCGATACGGCGCGTACCGCTGGTCGGCGTCTCGCTCTGGGCGATGCGCCAGAGACCGCAGGGTTTCAAAAAATATCAGGACAAGTCCGATTCCGCATCGGCGCTGATAAACAAGGTCATGCGCAGCAACGGGCTAATGCCGTCCGATCAGCATAGTGTCTACTCGCTGCGACACAGCTTTCAGGACAGGATTGAGAATGCCGGCTGCTCCGACCGCATGCAGGCCGACCTCATGGGACACGAGTTCGGCCGTCCGCGCTATGGCGACGGCGCCGAGATGAAGCGCCGGCAGCAGTTTCTGGAAGATATCATGTTCGCGTGGCCACAGCTGGCGGCTGGATGATGGTGCTCTCGCAGGGGCAGAGGGTACTAGTCTTGAGATGGCCACGGCCATCAGCAGGAGAACTCTTTCGGTTTCATGGGCAATGCAGATGCAGCCGGCTTTGCAATCGGACATTGCGAAATGGGACGCATCTGCTAACAGATGGAGTAGGGGCAAATTGAGGAAGCGGGCATGTTGAGTGCTCTGAAGAACTACATTTTCCGATCACCGTCATTAAAAACCGGTACTTCACTCAGCGCCTCGATTCTAACGGGAATTTTCTCAAATACCTTTGTGAACGAGATAACACTATCAGGACGCGTCGACTGGTCGTTATTTTACCAATCGATGTCTTTCTATTTTATCGTCCTGTGCGTTGCAGTCACATTGCTGTTCCACAAGTGGATGCATGGATTTGAAACGGAGATCCAAAAATTCACAGATACAGAGTACTGCAAGGCGTACGCCCTAAGCCGTTTATTGCCGGAGCAGATCGAACGGTCACGGCAGAAGATTAAGGATGGTGACACAGGAGAGTTCCAGGCCGCGATGGAAGAAATCCAGAAGGTAATAAAATGAGGTACATTGTCACTCCGGAATTCTCCTCTAAGGTCGTTTCAACGCACGAGTCGCTGCCCTCCGTTGGAAGCTTCATTAAACTAGTGGCGGAGTCCTCAAAGGAGGAAATCGTTAGCGATCGCCACACCAACATTGTGGTAGAGGGCGTTCTCTATACTTATCAACTCGATGGCACGAAGATCTTTTTTTCGTTTGGGACCGATGACGACGGTGAGTATTTGCTTGCTGCCGATGTGGTGGTCCTGGGGTCCCCATCTGCTGATATCCGGACCCCGAACCGCGACCGAACGGGCAACCCCAACCTCAATCAATCCATAAACCCAAGATATAACACTGAGCTCAATCCCCGTTACAATACGCGCGTTAACCCTCTATACAACACGCTCCTAAATCCAAAATACAACACCCAACTAAATCCGCGATACAATACGAGTATAAACTACAGATACAACACCTCCATAAACCCGAAATACAATACATCATTAGACCCTAGGCGAAACTACTCTATCAATCCGCTGCGAAACAAGGCACTTTCTGGGCCGTTTTCATATGATCTTGCATCCAAGAACGACGGGTTCATTGTGAAAGCGAACGAGAACGTGTCCCTGATTTTCTCTACCGCTGCGGAACTCACAAAAACTGCCGTCCAGATTCGGTCGACAGGCGGCTGCAACGTCTTTGATTTGAACCAGAACTGGATCGAGTATTGGGTGCCTCATCCCCTCAATGGACATCTGAGGTTCACGCCACAAAACGACTGGATCGGCTTCGTTATAAATTGAGGCGTTGGACCATGAACCGTCGGCGGCTAAAGCGATAAGTTTTGAGCCGCTCGCGCCGCATGGTGCGTTTGGTCCGGTTGGGTGGTTTCGATCCGGCACCACGGCATAGGAAAATCAAATGGTTGGGGTGGTTGCCGGCGCGGTTTGTAGTGCAAACTGTTGTGCGAAAATCGCTCTCATGGTGCCCCATGTCGGCGCGAGACAAGCGTGTGGTTAGCCAACGTGGTTCGGTGATCGTTCCCGAACTCTGGCGAACCGCCTCTCACCGTTCGCCAAGCTGCCCCGCCAAGCCGAGACTCCATCAGCCAGCAACCTAGACGAACGATGAGATTTGACTTAATCAACTTTATCTTTGCATCGTTAGCGGCTCTTGGGGGGCTACATGACAAAAAAGCCAGATGCGGTTATCAGCGCACTTCGTGACTTAGCGAAATACATTGAGACCGCAGGGCCCGCAGAGGCCACACCGGCATGGAACCTCCCACCTCTCAATGCATCTGAACTCGCGAGGATTGCAACCAACCTCGCCAAAAGGCTGGAGACCGTAGACCCGTCGAAAATCCCCGGCGAGTATGATCAGCGCATTTGGGTATCTAAAATCGACCTACTGAAAGCGAACACAGTTCCGCAATTTTGGAATGGCAACGCATCGGTGGCTCTGCCAGTCTACTTCCAGGTGATTGATTGGATAGACAGCGATTTTTCCCCGCTCTATTCGAGACATCCGGATTGGGAGAAGCTAGACGATGAGAAGCTGATCCCGAAGACGATGTCCAAACGACTGCGGTCCATCAACGCCAGGCTGGAACGCCTCGATGTGGATTTCTCGTCGCTTGACGAAAAGATCGCTAACATCAACCAAGCACATCAGGCAGCGAATGAGCTTCCGACCGACCTCGAAGAAATCAGAGCCGCCAGCAAAGATGTAGCTGAAAACCGTGATGCCACGGAGAAAAACAAAGTCCGAGCCGAGGACGCGCTTGCGCGGATGCAGGACCTTCTCGCCACGGTCGAGCAGCACGAGAAGGAAGCTAGGCAGCTCGTCGCGAATACCGCGGATGCATATAGCGCAGCCACCACTAAGGGTCTGGGTGAGGCCTTTCAAAACAGGGCCGATCGCTTAGCAAACTCAATGTGGGTGTGGGTGGGCGGACTACTCATCGCACTGATATCGGGAGCAGTTATCGGTGCGCACCGTATCAAACTCCTTCAGGATCTGTTGCTCGCCGAAAATGCAACCGGCGGCAAGATCGCGATCAATCTCGGCCTTGCGTTTGTAACCGTTGCGGCCCCAGTCTGGTTCGCCTGGATCGCTACGAAGCAAATCGGTCACAGGTTCAGACTCTCAGAAGACTATGCCTTCAAAGCATCGGTTGCACAGGCATACGAGGGGTATCGCCGTGAAGCGGCGAGACTGGATGACGCCTTTGCGAAGCGTCTTTTTAGCTCCGCTCTCGACCGAATCGACGAAGCGCCCATCAGGTTCGTTGAGCATGAGACCCCCGGGTCCCCGTGGCAGGAATTCTTCGGGCGAAGGGCGAGGCCCACGGTGGCAAAGCGCAACGACGCACAAACACCAATTCAGTTGCCTCCGGCTGAGACAACAAAGAGCAACGGCACAGCAGCAGTGGACAACGCTGCGGGCTGACATGAGATCGGCGGGAGCGATAGTTTCGACGCTCCCGCCCCCACTGTTCAAACCGGCAAATTCGCGACGGCCGGCTGCTTCCCGTCCATGATCACTACCTCCCCGACTTCCTTCCCTCCTCCGCCAGCGACCGTGTATGTCAAATCGACGCGCGCGATCGGAAACGCGGAAAAGATCTCGCGGACTTCCGGACGGTCATTGAGCGAAATCATGAAGCGCCCCTTGATGGTCGCCAGCGCTTCGGCCATTTCTGCAAACCGGGCGCGCGTGAAGGCCCCTTTGCCATAGTCACCCTCGTTGCCGAAGTACGGCGGGTCCAGGTAGAAAAGCACGCCCGGCCGGTCGTATCGATCGATGAATTCACGCCAGTCGAGGTTCTCGATCACCACACCACTCAGCCGCTCGTGCACTTCCTCCAGGACGATGCCAAGCCGACCAATGTTAAAGCGTGCCGGCCCGGTCGCGTCGACGCCGAAGTTTCGACCGGTGATCTTGCCGCCGAACGCCAGCCGCTGGAGATATAAGAAGCGTGCCGCACGTTCGAGGTCGGTCAATGTCGAGGGATCCGTCGCCGCCAGCCGCTCAAACTCCCGTCGAGATGTGAGCTGGAATTTCATCACCTCCATGAACTGCGGATAGTGACGCTGCAGGATGCGGAAGAGTGTAATCACGTCGCCAGAGCGATCGTTAATGACTTCCGCCTTCGGGATCAGCGATCGGCGCAGGAAGACGCCGCCCATGCCGACGAAAGGCTCGGCATAGAGCGAATGCGGGATCTGCTCGATCATCGACGCTATGCGCGCCGCAAGTTGCTTTTTGCCGCCAAGATAAGCCGCTGGCGGGGACACGGGCCGAACGGCCGTGAACTGAAAATTCTCTTGCATTGTGTTGGACCGTTTTTTCTGGCACACGCCGGTCGCCTGCGCAGGCAGCGGGTGTGGCAATGATCCGTCAGGATTGTCAGGCGGGAACGGACGCCAATCAGGACCCGCCGTTGCGGCACAAAGCCGCGACCACCCGTGGCCGGGCAGCGTATTGGCCGGGGGAACCTTCCCCCGGCCAAACTCTTTGGAGCCCACGCAGGGCGTCAAAAAGATTTGTGTCACGCTGCGGTCACGCGCGTGTCACGTTAAGGCTCATTTCAAGGCAAAGACCGTTGCATCGTCCGCCCGCTCGCGTATCCCCTTGAACGACGGGTGCCGCAGCTTCCCGTCCTCCGTCCAGGCGCGATACTCGACCTCGGCGACAAGTGCCGCCCGCGTGAAGACTGCACCTTTGCGACGAAGAGAGACAGCCGGCTTGTCGGTCCTGATCTCATCGAGCAGTTCGCGCAGCTTCAGCGATTCCTGATGGCTCCAACCGGTTCCGCAGCCGCCGACGTAGACAAGCCCCTCGCCTTTCTTTGCTGCCAGCAGCAGCCGGCCGATCGCCCCCGCCATCGTCGACGGTTCGTAACCGACAATGACGAAACTGTCGCGGCGCCGGCAGGTGATCTTCTGCCACCAGTCACCACGGCCGGAGCGGTATGGCTTTTCCCGATGTTTGGCGATGATGCCTTCGAGACCGTGCGCGCAGGCGACGCGGAGGAATTCGTCGCCATCGGCCTGCACCTCCTCCGACAGGCGGATTGCGCCTTCGCGGCCGGCGACGAACGGCTCGAGCAGTCGCCGGCGTTCGCGCAGCGGCTCGCGCCGCAGGTCGCGGCCGTCGAGATAGAGGAGGTCGAACGCATAGAAGACAATGGCGCCGGCCTCGTATGGTGTCGGCAAACGGCCGAGCGCCCGCTGCAGCATCCCAAAATCGGAACGCCCCTTGTCGTCGAGCACGACGGCCTCGCCGTCGAGTATGGCCGACGTCACCGCGAGCCGCCGCGCATCATCCGCGATCGAGGGGAACTTGCCGGTCCAGTCGTAGCCGCCGCGAGTAATGATCCGCACCCGGCTCGGCTCGATATGTACGGCGAGCCGATATCCGTCCCACTTCACCTCGAAAACCCAATCCGGCCCTTTCGGCGGCTTGTCGACAAGCGTCGCGAGACAGGGGTCGACGCGCGCCGGCATTGGATCAAGCGGCTGTTTTTCGGCGGGGCTCTTTGACGATTTTTTTGCCACGATCAAAGATCGTAGTTTGTGGCAAGCGTCGGATATAGCTGCACAAATGGATTAGTAGACTGGGAGTTGCCTCACGCGGCCCCTCTTCGCCTGTCTCCTTCCGACGGAGGCATAAACACGACAGACACTAACCTTGATCCGCACCGCGGACAGCGAAGTCGACTGGCAACCATCGAAAGCGGAAAATCTCGACCGCGCGTCGCCACGAGGGTCAGCATGTCGAGATCGTAAGTCCACGTGCAGCCGCGAACCGACTTCATGCCCTCGCGATTGCCGAATGCACATCGCGCTTTGAGTTGCCAGCCCAGGCTGAAAGCTTCGCCAATTGTCTCGACCATGATGGTGAGATAATATAAGAACAAATACAGAACAACTAACCGACGCTCGAACTCCCCAGAATTGGAGAGCCAGACCCGAGGAGATTGTCTGTTGAGCGACGAACAAGGCGCAAAGCCCCATTACGAGGCTGGTCCGTACGTCCACTGCTGCGAGCACCCCGGCTGCAAGGAGTGGGGCGCCTTCGGTTTTGCAAAAGGCAACGCCGCTCCGAACTGGTTTTGCTTCGAACACCGGCCGGAGTGGAAGCCCCGCAATGAAGCACGCCCGCAGCATTGAACTGGTTCCTGAAAGGCACGCGATCGATCCGGAGCGCGGCATAGGCCATCTACGCCTCGCCGATCTCAACGAAGAGCAGATCCTCGGCGCCCGCTGCGCCGCGTGCGACTACCGCAACTGGGTGAATCGCTGGGACATCGCCCGCCAGTTCGGCAGCCAGAGCACCCTTGACGAACTGCGGCCGATGCTTCGATGTACGCGCTGCGGAAACAGAGGCAACAATGGTTGGCGGCTCGGCAGGATCGACCGCAATTCGGAGTGGGTGGATGTGCAATCGGTACCGCATCGAAGTCGAGTTTGACGAGCTTTGGCAAGCGGCGCGGCCGCAGCGCGACATGACCAACAGGGCGAACCCCACGACCGAGGTGTTTCCGGACAAGTTTGGACCGGTGATCCGCAACAGCGCCGATGGCGAGCGCGAGCTGGTCAATCTCACCTGGGGCATGCCGTCACCGCCGATGGTCACGAACGGAAGGCCGGACTACGGCGTCACAAATATCCGCAACCTTGATTCTCCGCATTGGCGTGGCTGGACCGGCGTCGAGAACCGCTGCATCGTGCCGTGGACCGCCTTCTGCGAATATGAGGACACCAGGCCGAAGAAGACGGCGCGCTGGTTCGCGATCGACAACAAGCAATCCCTCGCCTTCTTCGCCGGTATCTGGACGCCCTGGAAAGGTTCGCGTGGCTCGATCAAGAACCCGCGTGTCGGCGAGCATGAGCTCTTCGCCTTCCTCACGTGCGAGGCAAACTCGCTGGTAAAGCCGATCCATCCGAAAGCGATGCCAGTGATCCTGACGGAACCGTTCGAGATCGAGTTGTGGCTGACCGCCGACTGGAAGGATGCGAAGGCACTGCAGCGGCCGTTCCCCGCCGACGAAATGACGCTGCTCCCGGTCGAACAGCTTCCCGAAGACCGGCAAGCCACTCTATTTTGAAATCAAGACACGCGCCCCCGCATCGCGGCGAAGTTGAGCTTCGTTGCCAGCGACCAGTTCACGGCCGTGTGGCGCGGTGATGGCATCCATCATGCGGTCCCAGATTCCGGCTTTCGCCCAGCGTCGGAATCTGTTGTAGCAGGTGGTATATGGCCCGTATCGGTCGGGCAATTCACGCTAAGGCGCTCCCGAGCGTAGAACCAAAAAAAGGCCGTTCAGCACCAGACGATCATCGACGCGCGGCACACCCCTGACTTTCGGGGCAGGAGCGGTTCGACCACACGCCATTCGAAATCAGTTAGTTCGTATCGCCTCATGCCGCGATTGAATCAGCTTGTATCCACTCATGAAAGCGTCACTCGTAGATCGTAGCGGCTTGCATCAGTTTGGCTGCGTGGGTCCAAGGATTGGTGTCGGCGGGCCCCTGCCAGTCGTTTACCCAAGCCGACATCGCCTCCAAAAAATCGTCAAGCTTGATGTTTTCCCAACTTTCGGCACCCGCCCTCAGTTCTTCAAGCATCTGCGCCAAGAGTTCAATAAACCCTTCTTTGTCGTTTACTTCGTCTGCTGTCATCATAACCCTCTTGAGAACCACGGTTAGCACGGCAGCTGACCCGGACACAAATTTATGAGTTCACGACCTAATCTTGGAAGGTGAGCGCCGGAGCGAATGACTGTATCTGTCGATCCTCCTTACCCCTTCTCCACCTTAGCTCCGAACCAGCGCATGAACAGCACCTCGGACCCGCGCGGCCCGAGATAGGCGAGCGCGGCGATCAGGCCGGTCGCCATCGGCTGCTCTAGCGCCAGCCAGGACGCAAGCGCCTCGCCGATGAAAGCCATGCCGACGGCGATCGGCATCTCCCAGAGCAGCTCCTTGCCGAAGAACTTCCGGCGCATCTTCCGGACTTCGTTTGTGTGCCACATCAGCCGCCCGACCAACGCGCCGATCATGGTCGTCGCCGCGCCGCCGAACCAGGCGTTAAGCAGCTCGATGAGAGACGAATATTTCTGCGACATCAGCGCCCTTCCCCGTGTCTTGCGCATTCCGCCTTCGTCCAAACCGCCGCGGCGCAGATGCCGACGACGGTCCGGTCTATCTTCCGCTGATCCGCCGGCGCGGCGCCGCGCGCGCCGATCAGATCAGTTCCCACCACCCGGCGCAGACCGTCGACACTTGCCGGCTGAGAAGTCCCACATCCCGTCAAGGCAAAGGTCATAGCGAGAGCGGACATCGTCCGCAGTGCGGCCTGCTTCATTGTTCTGCCTTTCTATGGAGGTTCTGACGTCGTCGCCGCCCTGTCGGTAGATCCAGACCAGAACGCCGGCGACGATCACGAGCACGGCCGCAGCCGCAATGATACGCGGGCTCGACAGCATCACCCTGCCTCCCGGACGCGGCGAACGAAGTACCAGAGGCCGACGCCGACCGCGCCGACCATCGCGACTGCGAGAGCCCATTGAATTGGCCCGTTGCCCGCGAAAAGCGCGCCGCCGGCCGAGAGCAGCCCGCCGAGAGGCCCCCAGGCCTCCGGCTTCTTCAGGACCTCGCCAAGGCCGGTGTCGCGGCTGTCGGCCTTAGCGTCAGCTTCGGGCGGCGCCTGAGACTTCTCGACGGTTCGACCGCTTGCATCGGCTGCCAGGAGCAGTGCGTTCCCGACGACGCCGGGCTGATCCCTCCATTCGCCCTCCGGGTCCTTGCCGGTAACGCGAATCGTCCAACCGCGGCCATTGACTGGAAAGCCGGTCTTCGCGTTGGTGAGCGAGCGCAGGAAGCGCATGCGGGCGTCGCAGTAGTCGCGGATTAGGATGCTGACCCCGCCGGGATACTTACGCACCGCCGCAAGCGTCTGCTCGCCGACATGGCCGTCTTCGCGCACACCGACGACCTTCTGCAGTGTCTTCACGGCACGCGCGGGGCCCGAGTTCACGCCAAAGTCGAAGACGGCATAGTCCAGCCCCGGCGGAAGAATATCCCCGCCGCTCTGCCCCCAATAGGAGCGCCGGTAGATGTCTTCAGCCTCTTCCAGGCTCATCGCCTTCACCTGGTCGGCCGTGACCGCCTTCACATCGCGGTGCGCCGCCAGCGTCGTATGCGTGACCCCGTATTTCGTCGGACCGCCTCTGTCGGACTTGCGATTCGAATAGCCGCCCTCATCCCCGAACGTGAGTTCGAGGGCGACGGGAAGAGTTTCCCGAGCCATGATGGTCTCCTGATTTTCATTTGTGAAAAGGCCAGATGAGCGGTATGCCGCTACGGCGAAAGCTCGTGGATAGGAGCACCCATGAACGGCAACGAAGCGGGCGAGCCCCCGGACGAGTCCGATCTGCTGCGCGCCAAAATGGATTCGGGAATAGCGATGGCTAAGGCCGGCCGAGCCCGCCTCAGGCTCGCCCTACCCCGTCATCGCGACCTCGCGGTCAGCAACCACAGCCTGGCATTTAGAAGCCTGTGCACAGCCTATGAGGTTGCCGCCTTGACCATCGAAGACCTCCGCAAGGAAATCCCCCGCCGGGAAGAGCTGTTGGAGGAATATGAAAAGCTCTGCCGCGATATTGAGGCCGATGCGGTCGCAATGCTGGAGGGTGAGACAAGCTATCGGTGGCGCTAGGCTGGCCTGCTACCAGATTGGGCCGACCGGTAAATTCTGCTTCACCACGACGGCACTAGTGGCGTCAAATTCCGGAGATACCAGGGCAAAGCTGTTGTGTTCCTATAAAAGCATGCCCACTCCGGAGAAAGCGTGCACTGTTTGATGCGATTGAAAACGGGGGCCACATCATGGATGCCTTGTGGAACGGTGAACAGAAGTAAAAGCAGCGAAAAGACGAACGGGACATAAAAGCCGAGTATCTCTCGATCCCAGAAAAGGGCTCCTGCTCTTCCATCAATTTGCTTTCTAAGATCCGACATCTCCTTGCGAAATACAACGGCTGCCTCGGAGATCTTCGGTCCCTTCTCATCAATCTCATCGATCAAAATTTTCCGCTGCTCCGCCAGGGTGTCCATCACCTCTTTGACATACGCCCTTACTTCATGTGGCACATGCTTCAATGCTCGGTTTGGATCTTCCAACAGCTGCACGAATCCCCGAACTTCCCCAGTTAGCCTCGCGATGGGCCCTTCCCCTGGAAAGTCGCCGTCGCCGCCGCGCGCGCCCGCCGCTGATGACAGAAAAGCCTGCGCCTTGTTCAGGGCCTTATCTAGGCCTGAGATATGCTGAACTATGGCCCTGTCTAATTCCTGCGTATACCCATCCAACCTTTTTCTGGCGTCGGAAGCGCTTGCCGCCACGCCGGATGGATCGGGCGGCTCCAACTTTTGTAGCCTAGCAAATTGTGCGTCGACGCGTTCCATGAACGACTGCAGTTGCCTTATCGGTAGCAGGACCTCGTGTCGCTCGGAACGGTAGCGCCAGAACCAGGCGATCAGAAAATAGACGAAGAAGACGTATAAGAACGCTACTAGCGCGCCCTGAGGTGCAGGAGTTTTCAACTCGATGCCGATGATTGGCACCTTTTGTAAAGACACATCGATCTGCGTCATCGCCAGCAGCAACAACGCCAAGACCACAACCTCGGCCCGAAGCCGCTGAAAGGTTCCCGACCAGTGCTGTCCTGATCCCTCGTTAACCTCACCCATCATTTTCCCCAAGACGCAACTATGATCAGGCGATCTTCACCACTTCGCTCGCCATCAGCCATACAATATTCTCGACCGGATCCTTATCCTCGCCACGATCCATCTCTTCCTCAGTGTAGACGCGGCGCGGGAGCTCGACGCGATATTCGAGCGCGCCGGTCGCGGGATGGCGCTGACTTGCGATAACCTCGCCAGTCGCACCTTCATAAGGGTGGCTAGATCCGGTTGCGACGGTGACACGATCGCCGATGAGAATTGCCGTCATGCTGCGAGCTCCAAACACTCGTTGAGGATTTCGATGGTAGGTTCGGCTTCCATTTGGATATGACCTCGACCGCCTTCGCCCTCGCGATCGTAGAAGCGGAAACGGACGTCGGGCGCTTTGCCGTTGCACAGTGGCTGCAGCAATTCGATCTCCGACCGAAATGGCTTCATCTGCGTGCGGACATGTTTCACGTCCCGCAAATTCTGGCAATAAAGCACATTTCTGGGTGCGCGACCGAGCGCGCGGAACCGATCGACAACGCGAAGCCGATCGGGGAAGCTGCGCCGCAATTGGGTCTCGTCGAGACCGGGATAGCATGCATTGAACATTGCTTCCCGCGCGCTGCGGTCGGGATAGGAAAACAAGTCGACCTGCGGAATATCGACGACCACTTGCCGGCTTGCGAGAGCGGCGCCGGCCATCAACGCCCAGAAACCCCCGGCCGAGGTACCGAAGAGCAATGCGTCGCCCGCCGCGATCCCGAGAAGCTCGCCAAAACGACGCACGACATCGGCAGTTGCGTCGACGGCGAAGGCATCCGAGCGCCCTTGGGACCAGCCACAGCCGATGCGCGGATGGATCAATAGTGTCGGATCGTTGAAGACGAGCATCGACCCTTCGAGGCGCGTGTACCAGGACCACCGATGAAACAGCGGAAGCACCGTATTGCCTGGCCGGATCGCATCTTGGCCGAAAACTGTGAGCCTCCGCGATGCCGGACGGAGAAATGCAAAAACGCGAATGTCGAAGCCGCGATGACTAATGGAGTAGACGACCTGCTGCCCCTCCAATATCTGCAGGTCCTCCAACGTGCAACTATGCTCCAGAGGGTTCCACTCCACCGAACGATCCAGCCGAAAGTTGCGCTTTAGCACACCACGCCTCCCTTACACGTACTTGTCGACGACCTTGATGTTGGTGCCGCCAGGAGCGTTGAATTTTGCCCCTGAAAATGCGCGAGCCCCGCCGCGGAAGTAGCACGGTTGTGCTGCCCTCGCCAATGCACCATCCCATTTGAACGCATCCGTTCCACCGATGATGTAGAAATCGTCGATCGAGACGTCGCGCATGGAGTTAGTCGGGACTTGGACGACGATACCTTCCGCCTCGTGTCCCGAACCGTTCACCCGGGTGAAGGCCAGGGAGTTCGTGGCATTGCTATCAGTGCCGTTGCCGTTGTACTCGGATATCCGGAGAATGTTCCTCTTGGGGCCAAAGCCATTGAGCTGCGCCACCTGAACATCTTGGCATTGCGAGAAGTAAGCGGCATCGAAAGCGCTGTAGGCCGCGCTCTGCTTATAGACGTTGATCACGTCAAACGATGAATATAGAGCGCCCTGGACCATCACGCCGAAGTCGTTGAAATTCGGCGGGTTGCCAAGCCCCTGCGCATAGAGGCCGCAATCGAAGATGTTCATCGGGCCGAAGGTCATGCCACGAATGATGTCGGTGTTCAGACCTGACCAGATCTTGAAGCCACACTGGCCGGCGCGGCCGGAGAGGAGGTTGCCAAGAGAACAATTGCGGGTGAGTTGCTCACCGCTGTGCACGCCACCGAAGCGCAGGTTATGCTCGCCAGCGTCGAACAGCTGATAGTCTCCGAAGACGCTGTCGCGTGCACCCTCGATGAGACATGCATTGTAGCCGGGATCCGGCAAAGCATTGGGCGACTTCCCGCGAACCCTAGCGAGCGGATTGAAGAACCTCGTAACGTTGCGGATGACGAACCCCACAGCGTAATTTTCAATATCGAATTCACCAATCACCGTATCAAGTTGAGGAAAGCCCGCGCTTCCATCACCATAGACGAAGGCGCCCCAATCGACGTTTTTCGTCTTGACGCTCCTGACTTTGTTTCGGTGCCCGTAAATCGCAACGGCATAGTCGAGATTGGAGCCAGACCAATTGGCCACCTGGTTCTCGCACTCAACTTCTATGTAATCGCCCCTATTATCGCCAATCAGGCGGAACATACGGCGGAAAAGCCCGCCGGCCGGAACAGCCGCCGTGAGCGCGTCAAAGTCAACGAACTGCCCCAGCATGAGAACCGGCGAAGCGGTTCCGCCGAAGTTTCCAGCCCAGTGAAATTCCGCCCCTTCAAGGCGAAGCTTGCTTTTAGGAATCGTCTTACCGCCGCCGGCAGTGTCGAGGCGGATTACATCCCCTTTTCGTGCGCGGTAGACCATGCCCGGATTGAGCGTCGCATGCGCAATCAGCCGGTCGATCGCGGCATTGTTTGTCGTCTCCGTACCAGCCGCCCCGGAAAGGTTGAAACCGAACTCTCTTATGTCGATCGTATCGCCATAACGCGCGACTGCATTGCGCGCAGCGCTGTCGCCTCCGGCGATCTGCACGGGAACGGAGTTGAGATCGGCGACGACCTCCGCGGAGGTTTTCGTCTCGTAGCCGCTCGTATCCGCCTTCTGGCGAAGATAGGTGTTGGCGACAGCGGATGGCAGCGTCACGCCAGCCGCAGCAGCCTCCGCAGCCTCCGCAGCCGCCTGGGCCGCATTCTTGGCCGCTTCCGCGGCACCTAGCACTGCCGCGCTCGCCTGGTCGCTTATGAGGCGGAACGTCGAGTCGACAATCATGCCGGCAACAATTATGCCGCTCGGAAGACCACCTGCGGCGGGGTCGTTGCCACTGTTTGTCTTGATCGTATAGGTCGGCCCCGAGCTATTGAACTGCACCGTGACGGGGCCGGGGCCGTTTGTCTCGAAGATGTTCATCCAGATCAGCGCCGAGCTGCTGACGGGAATGCTCGTCGTCGCCTGAATTGCGTTCGGCGTACCGACTCCTGCGTCCGTCGCCTTGATGAAGGAATAGGGCAGATCACCAAGCCGCTGCCACGAGCCCGTGCCCGATGCGCCGATTTTGCGATAGACGCCAGCCCCATCGCCGATCACCCATGCCATCTGATTTGCGGCGTAGGTGAGCGTCGCATCCATCGTCGCCTTGTCTGGGAAGATGATGCCGCCTCCGGCCCGGAAGGACGTGATTAGCCGCTCGACTTCGGTTCCCCAGACCTGCGCGTCCTGCGGCACGATCTCACGCGGATTGCCCGCGCTGTCATAGGGCGCAAAGGTGTCCTCTGCCTTCTTCGTGAAAAGAGACATTCTGCTCTCCGGAATCGGGATTTCAGTGCTGCCGCCGCTGGTCAGTCGACCTCGGCGTTGATGACCAGTGCGGGACCTTCCGTCCCGTTGCTTGTTCGGGTGGTAAAGCGCCAAGCCGGCGCAGACGCTGCGCCAGGACCGGTGTCGTTGTACGTCTGAGCAACGCCTGGCCGGACGTTACGGACCTCGCGCTCGCTCCAGACGCCATTCACCCTGCGTTCGACCTTGATCGAGGCGCACCTGAGTTCCGGTGCGGCGATACTTGCATTCAGGGTCGAGCCGTTGGTGTCCGAGGTGGCACCACCGCTCAACAGATCCGGCGCTCCGCAAGCGCTGTTGCTGACACCGACGAAGCCATCGAACAACGGCGAGAAATAGCTGCCGTCATCGCCGCTGAAGATGCGAACGCGAGCGTCGATCTCCGCGCCAAGAAGATCGGAGGATACGTAGGAGAAGGTCTGATGCTCTGTCGTTCCGCTCCAGGGTTGCGGCAGACCGCCGACGGGGCTGAGCCGCATGTTGCATTCTATGCTGTCGAACGAAACAGCGGGCAGGTTGTAGCCGATGCGGCATTCCTTGGCGCCATTTGGGTAGGTGATTTGGAGCGCGCCATAGGGAGCTGCCGGCGTCGGCAGGTCGCTTTCATATTGCATGTCCGGCAATTGCTCCGGCGGATCCGCCTCATCCGTCGCCGGGTTCCACGCCGGCAGGGACGGCCAGACGGCGAACGGAATTTCGACGGTCCCGCGGCTATCGTCTACGCGCGGCGGCGATAATCTCACCTTCTCGATGTCGCCGAGATCCGGCACTTCGATTTCGGCGTAGTAGAGCCCCCAGGCGGCAAGCCCGACCATATTGGTCACCGCGACATAGCTGTCGCCTCGAGCCTGCCGAAACAGGCGTCGCGCGATCCGCTGCGCCTGGCTTGCGGAAGGGCAGAACGGTAGCTCGACATCGAAATATTTCGGTCCGTAGCGCGTCACCTCGTCGTCGATGCGCGCCCAGGCAATGCCGGTCAGGTCGATGTCGCCAAGCTCGTAGTTACGCTCCGGCGAGTAATATTTGACGCGGCAGATGTTCGGCCGCTCGACAGCCTCTGGGCCAGATACCCATTCAAGGTCGATAATGTCGCGGGGCTCGAAACTGATCTCCGGCGTGGGATCGTCGTCGATCAGCTCAAACCAGATCTTGCCCGCAGACGTGTACCGGATCTCCGCGCCGATCGACCTGAGGATGTCCTCCATCGTCTCCTTGCGCGCGCCTTCCCACGCCCACATGCCCCAGCAGCGCGCGCGTTTCTCAGTACCTGTTTTCGTCGCGACCGAGACATCCGCCTTCACCGCCTGCGTCGTGATCAAAGGCCAATCAAAGCGGTCGGAGGTGAAAGCCGGATCACGACGCAACACATGCGCGGCGTTGAGGATGCCGTTCTCGCTCCAGCCCCAGGTAGCCGGATCGCAGGGATCGGCATCGTCGTCGCGCGGATCGTAGACCAATGATGCACGACCAACCCACTCCGTATCAGGCACGCCGCCCTGGTAAAGCGAGAGATATTTCGACGAGCTAAGCCCAGGATTGAAGAAGGTTACCAGCGATTGCGCAATGCCCCGCGCCCGGTGCGCACTCGTCCAAAGCGCCGGAAACGCGCTCAGCAGCGCCGGCCACGCCGTTTCCGTCCCGTCCCCCTTTTTGTCCTCCCACTTCATCCACGAGCCGCCCTTTTTGGCCCAAGGCGGAGAGGAGACCGTGCCATCCGGATCGACCGTCACTTCGCGTCCGCCAACGAAGTAAGCTTCGACGGCGTCGATCGGCCCCTGCAGACGGCAGACGAGCCGCCAGCGCGTCGAGCCGTCCGTGTTGCCGAAGGCCTTGAGGCCGCCGACGCGCACGCGGCCTAGCCCCTCGATCACCGAGCTTTCACCGCTCTCGAAGGTCCCCTTGGCGTCCGCTGCCTTCACGGTTCCCGTCGGACGCTGGCCGGCGCCGACCAGCGACAGCCCAGCGATCGCGCCGACAACGATCGCATTCGCAGCGAAGGTCGCGATCGTGCCGGCGGCCGTCGCGGCAACCGCCGTGCTCGAAAGCAGGAATCCGTGAATGGCCGTCGCGATCAGCGACACCGGGTCCGCATGGGCATGCGCCGTCATCGCGACGTAGGAAGCGCCGCTGGCAAACAGCAATCTCACGGATTTCATAGGATCGACCAGGCCTTGACGATGACGCGGGGAACGAGGAAGGCGACGCCGGTTTCGGCGCGCCACGCGAAATATTCCCCATGAAGAAAGATGCCGCCGACCTGCCCGTAGCGGCCGGTATCGATAACACCGACGTCGCCGAGCTGCGGCCGTCCCGTCTCGAATAGACCGAACACCGCCAGCCTTCCGGACCAGAGCCGCTCCAGAGAGCCGGCAATCTCTATCCGCCGATGTGCTTCATCGCGGCTCGACCAGTGCGGCAGCTCGAGCGAGCGGCTATGCACCTGCTCTACCCAATCCGCCGCCCACCTGGTGCAATCGGAAACACCCCAGACACATTCGCTCTCCTGCGCCGCCTCGAGAAAGGCGAGCAGTGGCTCGACAAGATCAGTCCGCACGGATGGTCTCCTGCACCTTGACCCCAACAAATTCGAGTCCCTTGTCACCAGGATAGCGCGCCTGCTGGTCCGCCGGCGTCCACTTGCCGCCAAACGGGAAGTTCTGCGAATGCCACAGGCTTTCAATCGTGAAGGAAACGGTGCGCACACTGACGCCGCTCCAGCGGATCTTCGGCGAAGAGAGATAGCCCGGAAACATGGCCTTAAGCCCGGACGCCCAAACCTCCTGCGTCTCCTGGTCAAAGGCGCAAAAGTAGACATCCGCAAGGCGCCCCTCGATCTGCCGACCCTGATCTTTGACCGATCGAAGGAAGTCGAGATTGACGCCGGCAATCACAATGTCGATCTTCGCCGCCTGCCCGAAGCGCGGATCCTCGACAGACGTGACCGAGACGAGCTGACCACCGGCGGGATCGGAAACCCCGCGCCACTCAAAGCCGCCGACGGTCTTGCGCCCAACGCCATTGTGCAGCCGCCAACGGCCGGACGGCAGATCGAGATCCGCGAACCACGCCCGCGCGATGTGCGGCCGGCGCAGGAACGTCATTTCGTCAGCTGAAAACAGGTTCGCCATGATCAGTCCGCGAAATAATCGCGCACGTCGTAGTCAAAGACTTCGACCAGCGTGACTGTCGCCTCTTCGGCATATGCGACGCCGCGGGCCGCACTCGCCGCATCCTCGCTTTCGAGTCGCATAGCCATGGTCGGATAGAGCGTCGCATAATCCTCGACGGTGAGCGCTTTGCGCAACGGCGGCCAGATCCGGTATTCGCCGTCGCCGCGCTCTTCCGTGACAGTGTAGAGGCCGAAGTGCAGCGGGAAGAAGCCGAGATAATCGCCCATCTGGAGGCGATGCCCCCAGAACGCATCCTCGAGCCGGATGATGGTGGTATCGAGAGCTGCCGCGGCGGCGATCGGCACATTCGGCGCAGTGATCAACCAGTTCTGCCCATTGCTCCAGGGCTCGCCATTGCTCCAGGGCAGCCCGAACCGTTCCTGCGCCGTCGTCACCGTCATGCCAGCTTCGGCAAGCGTCATCATGTCCGGATCGCCGAACGGCACGCGCGTGGCATTCGCGCCCCCATGCAGCGCCGTCACCCAACCGCGATAGCGCCGGAACTTCGCATCCTTGGAAACCGGAAACACGAACTGCCAGCGCCAGGCGCCGAAGGGCGAGGCAACCGTCTGCATGAAATTGCCGATCGAGGTGTTCGCCGCGCCGCCGACGGCACGCGGGCCGGAAAGCGGCGTCATCGAGCGCGGGCGAAGCCCGTTCGGCATTGAAATCAACCGCCCCATCAGGCCCTCGTGTTCCGTGTCGACCGCGTATGCTCATAACCCGCCCAGCGTTTCGCCTCGGTCCGATCCCGCTCCGCCAGCCCCCTCTCCAGCCGTGCAATCGCCGCCTGATCGGCGCCGCGCGCGTCGATGTTGTAGACCGGCGCATAGCTGCTGCCGCCGGCGCGCTGCCCGGGCTTGGTGATGCTGACGTTCTCTTTCGGACTGGCGCGGAATGCGACGATCTGGCTGTCGATGCCGCCGGCGCCACCAACCTGAAACGAGCCGCCGTTCTGGAAGCCGACGAGGCCGCCGAGCAGCCCCTTGATGATGCCGCCGCCGAAACCGCCGCCGAAGTTCATGGTCGAAAGAAGATTGGATGCGATGCTGCGGAGCGCATCGAGCGCCACGTCGCGCCATTCCTTGGTGCCCTTGATCGCCTCGGCAAGCGAAGAGCCGATCCCGTCGAAGGCGCTACTGATGCCGGTTCCGAGACCAGATCCGACATTCTCCATGCCATCAAAGGCGCCGCGGATGCCGCCGGCGACGTTCTGCGCCGTCGCAAGCACCGGAGCACTCGAACCCTCCATGCCGATCCCGAGACCTTGCAGGATGTTCATACCGATCCCTTCCATCACGCGCGAAGGCGAGTGGATGTCGAAGAAGCCGGTGAAGCTGTCCTTGATGCCGGTCGCGATCGCGGAAACGTTGCCTTTGACCCTCTTCCATTGCGCCTGAATGCCCTGAATGAGACCGTTGATGATATCTGCCCCGATCTGAATCATCGCGGCCGGCAGAGCCTTGAAGGCCGTGATCACCTCGTCGACCACGCCGGAAAGCGCGGACCGGATCGATGTGCCCAACTCCTGGAACTTCTGAATAACGGTGACGAGCGCCCGTGCATGCAGCTCGACAAACACATCGACGAGCTTCTTCACCCACTCCCATGCCGCCTGGATCTCCGGCCAGAAGGCAACGACGGCGGCGGCAAGAGCGGTGATGCCGGCGATCGCCGCCGCGACCGGAACGCCGATCGCCGCAATGCCGGCGACGACGAGGCCTAGCGGGACTGCGAGGGCCGCCAGCGCCACCGTCAAAGCGGAACCGACGCTGATGAAGGTCTGCACCTCCGGCGAGAGACCGCGGAAGGCTGTCGAGACCTGCACGAGGACATCTGTGATCCTCGCCAGCGTGGGCGCCAGGTTGGCGGCGATTTGGTTGATGAAACCCGTGAGCGTCGCCTGCAGCCGGCTGATATTGTCGTTGAATTGCTCCGCCGCCTTCCCGGTCTCGGACGTGATTGTCAGTCCGAGCGCGTCGGCTTCATCGGTCATCTGCTTCAGCCCGGCCGCACCGCCGTTGAGCAGCGGGATCAGGTCGAGGCCAGACTTGCCGAAGAGCTGCACGGCAAGCGCCGTCTTCTGCGCCCCGTCCTCCATAGCCGCGAACTTCTCGGCGACGTCGAGCAGCACGGCCGACGAGGAGCGAAGCGTGCCGTCCGCATTGGTCGCTGCAACGCCGATCTGGGTGAAGAGCTCGCCGGCAGACTTGCTGCCAGTGGCTGCCTCGTTGATGTTGGTCGACAGCTTCTTGAAACCGTTCCCGACACCCTCGATCGAAACGCCGGAAAGATCGGCGGCATATTTCAGGCGCGACAGCTCCTCGATCGGCACGCCGATCTTGGCGGAGAGCTTGCTCATCTCGTCCGCTTCGTCGAGCGCACCCTTTACGGCAAGGCCGATTGCCGCGCCTGCCGTTGCCGCCGCGGCGCCGGCGGCCGCGAGCCCCTTTTTCAAGGCGGGGCCGAACTTCGCGAGCCGCGACTGCGCCTGGTCGAGGCCCTTGTCGAAGGCGGCCGAGTCGAGCCCCAGCACTGCCCGGAGCGCACCGATGACGGAATTCATGAGCTAGCCTTCTTTGAACCCCAGGCCATGACCTTGTTGAAGACGTTCCGCCAATCCGGCTTTGCCGGACGTTCCCGATCGTCTTCTTTTCGCAGCAGGATCTTGTCGAGCTTGACGAAGTCCTTGCCCTTCTGCGGCGCATAGGCCGTGAGCCTTGCCGAGAACCAGGCGGCGGTGAGCAGTTCGTTTTGCCGCTTTCGCTGCGCACCAACGGCCCCACGAATAATGACGTCGATCTCCCGGAGCGTGAGCCTCCAGAAGTGGGCCGGGTCCTGCCCGACCTCAACCCAATTTTCGAGCAGCGACGCCCAGTCTAGCGGGCTTCCGCTGCCCTCTTCCGCTTTCCCGGCGAAGCCTGCTTCGCCTCCGGCATGCCGGCCTGGACGATGCGGGCGATGAGAAGCCCGGCCTCTTCGAGGCCCATCGTGCTCATCACCTCGCCGGCGTCGCGCAGCGTCAGCTCTTCATCGGAATAGGAGAGAGCCGCCCGGAACATCGACCGGAACAGCCGAAAATCGATCTCCCCGGATCCGGCGACCCGCTGCAGGTCCGCGATGATCGCACCGGTGCTCTTGCCGAGCTCCGCCTCCAGCTCGCACCATTCGTTCGCGCCGAGCCGGAATACCCGCGTCTTGCCGCCGATCTCCTGGGTGACGATACCCCGTACATTGTTCGTCATGGCAACCCCTTACGCGACAACGGCCGCAGTCGCCGCACTGGCAACCATGGTGTTGAAACCGTCGTTATGCGCCGTGACCTCGCAGGTGATCGTGTCGCCGACATCACCAGTAACCGGCACATAGGACAGGCCCGTTGCGCCGGCGATCGTCGCGCCAGCGGCCTTCCACTGAAATTCGAGCCGCATCGAGCCGGCCCAGATGCCCGGATCGACGACGAGAGGCGCACCAACCTTCGGCGTGCCGGTGATGGCCGGCGCCGTAATGTTGCGGGGCGCGGTCGGTTCGGTATGGACCGGCTCCCCCGAAACTTTGAAGGTGACCGTCGCCGTCATCTTGTCATCGGTCGGAGCCGCCTTCTCATAGCTCTGGCGGCTGCCGACGAACAGCGTCTGCACGCCGTTCGGGAAGGTAATGCGGCACCACTTGCGCTTGCCCTTGGCGGCGATCAACGCCTTGTCGCTGGCGGAGCCTGGCACATAGTTCATCTCGAACGACGCTTCGCCCGGATCGGTGAGACCCTCGATGAATTCCCGGTTACGGTTCGGGCTCTGCATATGCGTCGCATCCACCTGGTCGGTTTCGTCGGACGGCGGCGTGACGTCGTAGATTTCCGCAAGGTAGGTGAAGACGGTAGGCGTGAGGATATCGGCCATCTCGAAAGTGATGCCGTAGCCGATGGATGCTTCAGTGTCTGCCATGATAGGCTCCCTTTCAGAGGCTGGAATGCCAGATGATGATGTCGGCGGAGCGCCGGAAAAGCGGCGTCACATCGCCGCTGCTGGATGCTGGAAAGTCGCGCCGGCCGTCGACGAACCCCGCCTGCAGCCGCACGCCGGAAAACGTACCGCGATATCCGGAAAGGACCGCGAGGATAGCGTCGGAGAGCCTCTTCGAGGCGAGGAAGCTCTCCGCATAGGCGTCGATCTGAACGCGCGCGCTTTCGAGGCCCGAAGCCCCTTGCGCGTGGTAATCGGTATTGCTGGAAACCACTTGCAACACCGCATAGGCCGGCGTGGACCCTTGGGGCGCGCGCACCCAATGCACCTTACTGCCCGCAAGCTGCTTCACCCGGGCGTCGCCGAGCAAAAGCGCCGTCAATGCTGCTTCCATGGATCAGCCGCCCATTTTCCGCGCCAGCCGCGCCGCCCGTCTCGCCGCCCGGGCGGCGGCTTTCTCGATCTCGCCGGCAAGCTCTTCGCCGATGATCTCCAACGCCCGATCCTTTTTCGCGTCCCATGCCGGCCGCAGATGCGGCTCCGCCGCCTGGTGCTGGTTGCCGAATTCGGTCTGGATTGCAGCCGGATCATTCGGCCCGACGAAGACTTCCACTGGGCTCTGCTTCCTGTGCAGCTTCGCCTGCCGCTTCGTAAGCTTCGTGCCGACGCCATAGGAAGCCTTAAGATTGCCGGTCGGTCCGAGCGGCGCATTGTCTCGCCCCGCCTCCGCGATCGGCTCGCCGGCCTTCTGCAGCACGCGCCTGGCGACACCCTTCGCCGTCGCCCTCTTGAGCTGCTGGAGCGCCTTGTCGAGCTCCCGGAAACCCTCGACCTTGACCTTGACCCTCATAGGTCGGCATCCCTGATTGCGGTGATTTCGATGAAGCGGTTGCGCCCCTCCTCGGTCTCTTTCACACCAAGGATGTTCCAGGTCGCGTCGGAATAGTTCAGCCGATCGACCGGCGTGACGCTCCGGGTGACGCTCGAGGAGCGGATCACGAACCGCGTCATGAGCGTCGAGCCCACCTGCCCCGCCGCTTCGCGCTCCCCGTCGCTCGCATCGCGACGACGCGCCCAAACCGTCGCAAGCGCGGCCCATTCATAAACCGGCTCATTGACCTCATTGCGCCCCGTCTCGGTCTCGCGCTCAATGGTGATCCGCCGGTCGAGTTTGCCGGTTGCTGGCATTAGACCTCAGTCCTTTTGAACGGCCATACCAAGCTCTCGTATGCGCCTGTCGGAGTGACCGATGCATCGAGGCTGCTTTCCCGGAACTGATAGAGGAACGCGACATGCAAAAGGATCGCGGTCTTGAGCGACGCTGGAATCTTGTCAGCTGGCGCGCCCGCCGTGAACTGCACCGTCACAGCATCCGGCCGCGGGAACGTCTCTGGGACATCGACTTCGGGTGGGATCGAGAGATACGTCCCTTCGAGGTCGGTCAGAACCCGATAATTGGGCTGCGTGAATGTCCGCTGGACGTTCTGCGCGTCATAATACTTGACCGTCGGCGTGCCGCTGACTGGCGCCTTCGGAAGGCGAAGCTGTCGACCCAGCGTTGCAAAATCTTGCTCCCACGTCTGGGTTACCAACGCCAGATCCAAGATCTTTTCGAGCTGTTGGGTTGCAGCGTCGATGTATCCATCGATAAGGGCGTTCTCGATTGCCTCTGAGGCATCAATCCTGCATTGGACCTTTGCCTCTTCAAGCGAGACCGGACGCGTCGCCGGCGGCGTGACCAGCCTGGGAGCAAGCATCTTCACTCTGCCTTGTTTTTCGGAGCGGCCTTCTCAGCCTTGTTCGCCTTCGGCGTATCCGCTTTGGCTCCCTCAGGAGCCAGGACACCACGATCTACGAGGTGGGCCACCTCATGCTGATCGGCTTCACGCACGTCGCCGGGCATGTACATCTTGTCGCCAAGATGCTGACGAAGAACTTTGAATTTCATGGTGAGTCTCCTTCGGTTCATGGAGCGGGCGGCAACCGCCGCCCGCCTTGATCAACCGAACTCGGATCAGACAACCCGGCCGAAATCGCCGTAGATGAACGCCTCCGGCCGATACACGGCGAGCGCCAGGCGCTCTTCCGCGAGTATCGTGACGAGGTTCTTGGTGAAGTCGTCATTCACATAACCCGCCTCGACGCGAGCGTCCCAACGGTCGAATACCTGGGCACCGAGCTTGAAGGCACCGGTCAGGAACTTGTCGACGGTCATCGACTGCGTCGTTACAACGGGCAGGCCCCAGAGCGTCGGCGTGATCGTCCCCTGCGGGTTGCCGATAATGTACCGGCCTTCCGTGTCCTTCAGCGTCTCGATCCACGCCCAGTCGATCGGGTTCATGACATGGCCGGTCGCAGGGTATTCGGCGAGCGCGGCCTGCAGCATGGCCAGCCGCATGATGTCGATGCTGGTCGGGCTGGTGAGCGTGATCGGCGCTGCGTAGGCAGTCGCCTGCGGGATGATGCCGAGCAGGTTCTGGCCGGTGCCATCGCCGTTGAGGAGCTGCCCCTCTTCCTTGTAGGCAAGGCCGTAAAGCAGGCGCTGGTCGATCGTCGAGCGGAGCTGCGAAACGTCACTCAGGATCTGGCGCGAGGCCTTCATCCAGTGGGCAATGACCTTGGCGGAGGTGGTCACGAGATCGAACTTGAGATCCGATTCCGGCTTCGCGGCGGTTTCAGCTACCGGTGCGGCGTTGTTGTTGAAGCCGGTCTCCTTGACGTATTCCAGCGTGCTACCGTCCATGCGGCCCTGCGAGAGCAGATCCCGGACGGTGAGGCGCCGCTGCGGCAGGGGCATAATGCCAGGCAACCGGGTATTCTGCACGGCATCGCCCACCGAGCCCGCCGCGTCGGTGGTTGCAGATGTGAGCGTCGCCTTGATCTGCATGTCGCCGGCTCGTGCGGTCTTCGAAAAACCCGTCGCCGCAAAGGCCTTGTAGCCCTCGGAGTCGACGAACTGTTCGCCGATCGACTTCTGAGCGTTGTCGTCGCCGGAGCCGCCGCGCGCGAGTTTCTGCTCGACCTGGTCGAGCTGTTCCTTCAGGCCGTTCATCTTGATCAGGGCCTCATCGGCCTGTTCCTTGATCGAGTTCGACAGCGTTTCGCCGGCCTTCGCCTTGCCTAAGGCCTCATCGGCAATCTTCTTTACCGCCTCGAGAGACTGATCGAATTGAGCTTTGACTTGCATCGCAAGCTCGGCAGCACCACCGCCGCCGCCGAGATCATCCGGAGGGGCGAAGAAGATGCGCGGGCCGATCAGCGAAGACGCTACACGTGCGACGCCGGCCGCTCCGATACCCGCGAACGGAGCAAGCGAAGCGAGATCCGCGGGGTTAACGATCCCGACGGCGGCGTGAGCTCCTGTCGCGGCGAAAACGCCGACGGCAGCGATCATCGCCACGGCGAGCGTGGTGAGAAGGTGACGGGTCATGTTGGTGTCCTTTCTGGACAGGGAGGGGAGAGGATCAGCTGCGGAGAAGTGCTTTCAGGAACGCAGCCTGTTCATTCGCCTTACTGCCCTCGGACTCACTCCGAATGGCCTTGGCATAGCCGTGCGAGGCGATCGCTACGGCCATGCTTTTCGGGACCCCTGCCTCGCGCAGGATGTCCTCGAATTCCTTTATCGGCATAGGCTCACCGTCGCGAAGGCGGCGGGCGAACTCTTCCATGCGCTCCGACTTCACCGCCTCGATTCGCGCGCGGCGGTTCGCCGGAAATGAAACGGGACTGATCTCGTAAAGGTCGAGCTTCTTGAGGACGCGGACGGCACCGTCCTGGTCGGTGTCAGTCTCGCGGTAACCGATGGAGAGACCGCCGATTGCCTTGCGCTTCATTAATGCGTGGATCTCGCGGGCTTTCTGCACCTCTAGAATAAGATGCCCCTTGCCCCAAAGACCCTTCCCGTCCTCGGCAAGATCCTCCCAAACGCCGATCGGCTCGTTGGGATTGTGCTGCCACAGCATCAGGACGCTGGAGCCTTCGCGCTTGTGCTTGGCGAGGCTCTCGACGAACGCGCCCGGCATGACCTTCTCGCCGTAGCTGTCAACGTTTCCGAAGATGCTGCCATAGCCTTCGAAGGTTCCGTCCTCGGTCAGTTCCTTGACCTGCAGGGAGAAGTCTTTGGTCTTCATGATTGCTGGTCCCGTTCTTCGGCGATGAGCTGCCGTATTTGGTCGCGATCGACTTCGGTAATTGGCACGTTCTGCATTTGCGTCCGCGGAACATCGCCGCCCTCAACCGGCGGCAGGTTTTCGAGAGCGCGGACCTCGTTGATGGTCATGGCGCCGATGGCCGTCATCTGCTGGTAGAATCGTGCGCGCCCCGCGCTGTCGCCCCGCAGCAGGCCTTCGAGACTGAATTCAACGGTGATGCCGCGCGCTCGATCGTCAGGCGTGAGGAGCTGCTTTTCGATGGCCTGCTCGATCCGCTTCAGCCGTCGGCGCAGCGTGAACTTCTGGAAGCCGAGCGTCTGCTGTTCAAGGCCGGTGCCCCAGCTCGACGACTTCTCGGTGTGACCGACCATGAACGGCGGCACACCGAAGAAGCGGCAAATCTCTTCGACTGAAAAGCCGCGCGACTGGAGCATCTGCGCGTCGTCCGGATTGATCGTCAGTTGCTCCCACTTCGTGCCGCCTTCCAGGATGAGCGGCTTTCCGGAGTTCATCGCACCGATGAATTTTTCGGTTAGCTTCTTTTCGGCGAGGTCGCGCTGATCCTTTGACAGCCACTTCTCGAAGGTCAGCACGCCGGAGGGCCGCAAGCCGTTGCGAAACGTTCCTGCCGCAGATCGGTCTATGGCCCTTGCCAGACTGAAGGCGTTGCGGCCGAAATGCAGCGTCGACATTCCGCCAAGCGGGTTTCCGCCGAACCCACGGATATGGAACACGGTCCGATCGGTCTCGACGAACGACTTTCCATTCTCGGTCCAGCGATACTCGATAGAGCCGTTGGAGAGCCGCCTCACCGACATCAACGACGGCGTGACCGGATGCAAGCCAGTCACCCTGCCACCATTCCGCTCGATCCGCGCGTACGAGTTACCCCAGAGCTCGATCGAGGCGCAGCCGAATTCCCAAAAATCGACCGCCGTCTGATCATAGTTCGGGCTGTCGTGGAGCACTCGATAGAGCGGGTGATCGCTGGCGATCTGGCGAGCGCCATCCCGCCGCGTGCGATAAACCATCAACGGCAGGCTTGCGATCGTCCCCGAAAGCAGGTTGACGCATGCCCAGACGGCCGAAAGGCCAAGCACGCTATCGGCTGTCACCAGCTCTCCGGCATCGCCGCGCTGCCCTTCCGAATACCAGCCGTCGGCATCGAGGGGGCTCAACCGACGAATGATCACCGAAGCCGCCTTGACCGCCATCTTACGAAGTGGATTCACGCCGCACCTGCCAGGCTCTTGAAGTAATCATCCATGCCGCCCCCGGACGCTTCCGGGTTCATGAACATCAGCATCGCCGCGTTAAAGAGCGCCATCAGCGGGTCGATCTTCGACGCACCGGCGGCTTGCTTCGTAACGATGTAGTTTGAGCCCTTGAGCTCGGTTTTGGCATTGCCGACAACCCACGCCATTAGCGGCTGTCCGCAATGGCGCATGGTCTTGTCCTTGAGCTTCCTCGGCAACGTGGTAACGGCCGATTGCAGCTTCCAGCCCTGACCGACTGCCATCGTCAGGTCGCCGGCCATGCCCCTTTCCGCCAGAGCGTCGAGGAGGCTGGCAACGCCGAAGGCATCGAGGCCAATGCCCGCCCTTTCGGGCAGCAGACCTGCCGCAAACAGCCGCTCGCATACATCGGTGATTTCGATGATGTCCTGATCGGCGTCCTCGCAAACGACCAGATCGCCGTCCTTCTCGAAGTCCCGCAGCCGCGGTGCAATTTCCTTCCGTCGCTCGAAGACATCCGGGTAAGCCCAGGCTCGCCCCCAATGGAGCCATGTCCGCGTCTTTGCATGACGGCCGATGACGGCGATCGCCATCAAGTCGTCGAGACCGCCGCCATCGATGCCGACCACGCAAACGTCACTCTCGGCGATGATGCGATCGAGCGTGAGTTCCTTCTGGGCGGCCGCTTCCCAATAAACAGCGCCCGCCCAACGATCGGCATGGAGCCCGAGGCCGACCTCGACATTGAAGTGCTGCGAGGCGATCAGCGCCAGCTTTTCCGGACCTTCGCGCTCTGCCGTCGCGATCTCGCCAGCGAGATAATCCTCATTGACGGACCGATTCAGGTTCGGGTTGACCAGCCCCCAGGTCTCGCGGCGCTTCCAGCCGCCGTTGACCGCGTCCTCCGGCGGCAGCTCGTAGAGCACCGCCAACATCGGGAAGTCGAAGAGCCCGTCGCGAACGTCGCGCGCCTTCTGCAACTCCGCTTTGAACACGCCGGAGGGCGGCGTCTTCGACTGGGTGGTGATCTGCAGCAGGAAACCGTCCGGCCGCGCCGCGAGCGAACCGCGGATCTCGACGAAGATGTCTGCGGCCTTAGCGATCGCGGCGAAGACGTGGGTCTCGTCAATGAGAATGTAGGTGGCTTTCGACCCGGTGATGACATCGGCAGCAGCAGCCTTCACCACGATCGTCGCCAGCGTGTTGAGGTGCGTGATCTTCTTGAGGTGATCCTGCACATGGAAGAGCTTGGCGAGCTCCTCATCCAGCCGGATAATGCCGGACGCCTGCTTGAAAGAGATATCCGCAATCTGCTTCGTCGGCGCGATCAGCAGCAGTTCCGCTTCCGGTCGCTCGTTGAGAATCGCCGCCGTCACGATGATCGCCGCGGCGATCGACGACTTGCCGTTCTTTTTCGGCACCAGCAGGAAAAATTCCCGAAGTGCCCTCCGCTTCGTCTCCGGATCGTAGCTTCCGAAGACGACGCGGACGAAATCAAAAACCCACTCGTCGCAGGCCTCACCGTAAGTCGGATTGCCGAGGATGTCCGGCACCCGCAAGCGCTTGAAGATCCGGAGCGCCTTCTCCGCGACGGCGTCATAGAGTGGCAGATCGGGGATGAGCGAGCGCTTCTCGCGGATTCGCTCTTTCCAGTCCGTTACCGCCGTCGACCAGGTCGAAGTCGGTACCCACGCAGTGTCCATCAGCAGTGCCCCTGCACGCCGGGCAACAGGTCATTGCCCCAAGCGCTGCCCTCGCCGGCCGTCTTGGCGGCTTCCTTCTGCTGCTCTTTCTTTCCGATCGGCTGCTCTTTCTCCGACTTGCGATCGCCCTGCGCCTGGCGAAGCCGCGCATCGATCAACATCGTGTCCGATCGCTCGATCATCTTGCCCAGCTCCTTGAGCGCAGCGACGTTGCCGGCGTTCGCCTGCTCCATCGCGATCTCGAAGCGCCGAGCATCGAGCCGGTCGCGCATGGCATCGCGCTGCTTGAGCTCGGCTCTAAAATACCTCTTCACCGTCGCCGGAGAACGACCTATCGCATTCGATATCCGCTCGTTCGACCAGCCAAGCGCCAGCAACAGCTTGATTTTGTTGCGGTCTCTCTCGTTCGGCTCATAGGGCGGCCTTCCGCGCTTGCCCTTCCAGTCGGGAACTGGTTGACCGAAGAGGTCAAAATTCTCGCTCATCCGAAAAAAATCTCTGCGTGAGGGGGGCGCGGGTCTAGAGAGGGGCCGGTTGTGGACTTTTGACCCTCCCCCTTACCTCTGCTACGAGGCGACTAAATGAGAGGGGCTAGGATGTGGAAGAACATTGAGAAAATAAGCACAATAGGCGGCGCTATTGGCACGATCGGTATATTTCTCACGATCGGCTGGTACGTATTCGACCTTGAATGGCGCGTGCGTAGCCTCGAAGCACAGCTTCAAGCAATCACGACTACGCCGCCAGCGTCGTCACAGACTGCCCCCGATGCTCCCAATCCAATCACTCACGCATGTGCAGAAATCAGTCGACGTTTAAATGAGGCGATAGAGCCAGTTGGCTTTGGAAACCGCGTGGATGCTTACACGGAGCAATTGAAATTGCTCAACTGTGGTGAGCGATAAATCGACGTTCATCTTTCTGCTTCAGCTTATCGTGACAGGGTTTGCACATGCACTGGAGATTGTTCTCATCCCAGAACAATGCCTCGTCGCCGTGATGCTGAATCTTGTGGTCGGCGACGAGCTGCGAGGTCTCAGGCTCGATGCGCCCGCATCCGACCATCTGGCAAGTGAAGCGATCGCGGATCAGCACATTCATCCGCAGCTTCTGCCATCGCGCCGTCTTGTACCAGCTGCGCCAGCCGACCGTCTGGTCACGCTCGCGAAGCCTCGCCTTCTCGTCGCCTGGCGCTCTGCCGATCTTCGTTACCAGCGTCGCCAGCCTTGGCTTGATGGTCGATAGCCTGCCCATAACCCTTAAATGAAAAAGGCGACCTCTAGGCCGCCTTGTCTTCTGGTCATAGCTTGCGCACTGGCCCTGAGTCGGCGCCTCGTCGTCGAGGCTGTCAGGGCGGGGTCCGACCGGTGTACCGACCCGGAAGCTTCCGCTTCGCTCGCCTCCGGTCGCGTTGCCATCGGCTCAAGGGCTCACTGCAGGATCATCGGATCATCCGCGAGGCAAGTTGTAGTCACACCTTTTCGACGATTGCAAGAGGCACGTTGTAGACTGGCACCATGCGTCCGCAGAGGCTTACCTCCAGCGTCGCCTCGCGTTCGTCATCGCTGAATTTGGTGATGACGCCCTTGCAGCGATAGAACGGGCCTTCGATAAAAGATACCATTTCTCCAATGCTGAAAGGGTTCTCGGGCGCCTTCGGCTCTTCCTCAGCTTTTCCAGCCAAATCCTTGACGCGGCTTACAGATTCCTCATCCACGCACCACGGGCTATCAGCTCCACCGACGATGCCGAGCACATGCTCAACTCGCCGCAATCCAGCAAACGCAGCGGCCGAACGAACCACATGCACCATGACGTAGCCGCGCATGATCGGCCGCTCCTGTCCCTCTATTATGCGACCTCTCCGCCTGATATCAGGCGCCTTGCGCGTAGGGACAAGCGCTTCAACACTGGCGGCGCTGAGGGAGCTTTCCACAGCCATCTCACGCCCGGTGAGCGTCTGGAGCACTATCCAGCACTTCTTCCCCGGCTGATTCGCCGCGGCCATCGTCAGCATGTTGGCGCGAATCGACCGCAGGCCATCTTTCGCCCAAGCTTTCGCCATCCTCGCTGGGTCAATTCGGGGATCGTCGATGACCACCGGAATGCCCTGGTAAATCCTACGCTGCATGATCATCGCTCCGCTCCTGTCTGAGTGCCGCACGTGCGGCGATTTCGAATTGGTGAAGTCCTTCCGGCCCGCCCTTGGGGAAATAAACGACGGGCATGGAGCCGGGATCTGGAAGGAAGGGCCAGCCAGCCTCCTGATGATGCGCACGCCAGCGCTCGAAGAGCTCGGAGCCGACCGGTACCGGCTCGCAGAGCGGCGCCAACGCATCGAAGCGCGCTTCCGCAGTGCTGCGTTCACGGCCTTTCGCGCGGCTGTGCAGGTCGTTTACCCGCGGAAAACCAGTCTCCATCACGCGGCGCCGATGCTCCGCCTGGTCGAAGTCATGCGGAAAGATCAGACGGCCATCTGCACCAAGCTGGATACCCTTGCGGTGCAGGTAATCGACCGCCCTTGCCTCGTTCACGCGCCGCAGGGTCTCGAACGACTGTCCGATGCGTTCGCGCACATCGAGCGGTACCTCGACAGGCTCCGGCCCGTCGATCAACGCCAGCGCCCTGATTCCGGCCCATACCGGCCCGAACGGTGCCACCCCTATCGCGGCGGTCGCAGCCTGCGCCTTCACGGCCGAAGGCACCACGTCGAGGAATTTCTTGTCCCTGAGGTACACGCCCAGCGCGACGTTCTTGACCTTCTGCGCCTTGCACTCGGCGAGGTAGGCGTCTCGCCGCTCCTCGGCCATCCGGCGCTCTTCCGGCGTCAGCTTCTCGAACTGCTGCAAGGCCCATGCCGTCGACGAGGCGATCGCACCGGGCCACGGATTGTTGGCCCTGCCCATTTCGAGAGCCTTCACTCGCTGGGCGAACTTTGCCGGATCGTCCTGATCCTTCAAATCGCCTTCGCGCGCACCCTCTCTCTCTGATGGTTCTATTGGTGGTTCTATTACGGTTTGGGTGTCACGGTGACACCCGTCGGCGTCGTCAGTGTCACCCCTCTCCGTCGTGGGTGTCACGGGTGACACTGTGTCGTGGGTGACACCATGACACCCGTCAGCAACCGATTTCGAGGACCGCAGCTTCGCAATCGCCGCCATGTTGAAGTCGTATCGCGTCGCCTCCCCGGGCTTGCTGCCTCCCTTCCTGACGACGATCAGCAGCCCCTCGCTGACGAAGTCGGAGAGGATGCGCTGCACGGTTCGCTCTGAAAGCTCCGTCTGCTGCGCCAGCAGCCCGACAGTCGGCCAGATACCCTTGCCGTCGTCGTCGGCAAAGTCCGCCAAGCGCACGGCCAGCATCTTGCGCCCGGTCGAGCCGAGATGCGCCTTGAAGAGCTGTGACATGATGGCGATGCTCACGCCTGCCCCCTTTCCACATGCCGCGCTGCCTGCAGCGTCCGGCAAACGGCGTCTTCGCCGCAGTCGAGAACCGAAGCGATGTCGAAAGTGTCGAATTGACCGGATTTCCAGAGAACGACGGCGGCAAGCGCCTGCCGTTCGTCCATCCTGCCGCTCATGGCGGCCGAGTGGCGCTTCTCAGCGTGACCCAGATGCATGCCCCACCTCTCCCGCGCCCCCGCGCGCAATGACTTGAATTCCGATGCGGGCGTGTTCCCGCGTCATTCGAACCGTGAAGGCGGCGAGCCCGTCAGGCCCGCGAACCGCGGAGAGCGCCGCGATTTCGGCTGCGAGATAAGCAAGGCCTTCATGAAAAGCAGCTGCGGACAGCAGCCGGCCGATCGTCACCTGGTCTCGGATCAGCACCGCGAGCGGCGTTTCGAGCAGCCACCGCGCCCGCGCCGCGTTGTCCGGCGCGTCGGCAAGCTCTTCGATGATGGGTAGCAGCGAGGTCATCGATCAGCCTCGTGATCGACGCAGACCGTCTCGAACTGAGCAAGGAATTCCCGCTCCGCCTCCTCAGGCGTCCAAAACTGCAGGTCGATACCGAGAGGCGCCCCTGGCTGGTAATCCCATTGCAGCGGCAGGAGGTTTTGCGCAGCCTCGTCGGCAAGGATTCGGTTGTCTGCTTCCTTCAGCGCCGAAGGCATCGCCGCGTAGAGGGCGAAACGCCTCGCGATCGCGGCCATCAGATGGCTCTCGATCTCGCGATAGTTTGTCAGGAAAGGCTTCAACGGCCGGGGAACATCGAGGATGTATGCTTCGCTGGCGTCGTGCAACAGTGCCCATCGTGCCACCAGCAGCCCATGCTGCGGGTGTAGATACCTGGACAAATGTACACAGTGCTCGGCGACGCTATAGAAGCGCAAGCAATGGCCGGCAAAGCGGCACTGCATCGACAGCGCATGCGCTATATCGCGAATGTCGATGTCCTCAATTCTGGCATCGAGCGGATAAAACCGCTTGCCCGTGAAAGTCTGAATCCAATCGCCCACTCGCGTCATTCGGCCGTCCCCTCTTGCTCCGCACCCGCCTCAAACCCCCACGCGGTCCAGCCCGGGCGCGGGCTGCGGCAAAACATCTCCAGTCGAGGCATGGCCGGATAGAGCCGCTCGATCTGCTCGGCGAAGTAATCGGGCTTGGCGCTATGCCGGCCCTTCCGCTCGCGATAAACCGTCTCCGGCTGAGAGCCCGGCAACGGAGAGACCGGCTCACCGCGACGGCCGATCAGCAGCAGCTCGTGCCGGTCGCGGCCCCAGTAGCCGGTGCCCGCCACTTCCTTGTCCCAGATCCAGTGGTGCACATAGGCGAAGCCCCAGGCGGCCATGACGCGCAGCGCATCGGGCAGCATCGGGTTCGTCGCCCAGAGGAAGAGGACGGCGTCGCCCTTGGCCGGCGCGCCGATCTCGTCGAAGAGCTCGCAGATCGCATCCGTCGGCATGGTCGGATAGTGGTTTTCGGCGCTCTTCTCGCGGCCCGTCACTTCCGATCGCACGCCGAATTGCCATGGCGGATCGGCATAGATGACCGGGAATTTCTGGGTAACTTTGCCGGCCGTCGCCGATCCGGCATCCGCGACGTGCGCCATATGCGTCAGCCGCACGGCATGGCGGATCTCCTGCCGCTTCTGGCGAATTTCCTTGGCCCGCTGGATGATCTGCTTTTCCTCGAGCCTCAGCGCCTCTTCCTGCGCTTCGCGCTCCAGATGGCTTAGCGCCTCCCCGGTATGGACCGAGATCCTGCCGTCGCGGATCGCCTCGGAAAGCTCGTCGATGCCGCGATCACGCACCCGCTTTGCCGCTGCGACGGCCCGCTCGGAAATCGACAAACGGCGCGCCGCCTCACGGGTCTGCAAATTTGCAGACCCGGCCGTGCTCTGGTTGATGCCGCGCTCCCAATCGACGATGCGCGCCGCCACCATGGCGCGCTGACTTTCGGTCAGGTGCCGGCGATGCAGGTTGAGTGAGAGAACGAAGGCTAGCGGATCTTTGCCCTCGTATTCCTTCGTCCAAGCATCTATGCCGACCAGATGGCAAGCCGCCTCGCGGTTCCGCCCATCGAGGATCTTGCCTTCCAGCAACCAGACCGGTTCCTGCTGCCCGTTCGCCTCGATATCGTCCGCGAGCCGCCGCAGCTCGTCATCGGGCAGCATGGGAAAGAGCGCAGCAAGCGGATGGTGCGGCAGGCGCGTGAGCGGCGGCAGGCCCGCCGTCGGCGAGGCTTGAATCTCTTCGGCCGGCACAGGGAGGCGATCGGCGCCCGTTTCCGGCGCGCCGGGTCCGCCCTCGCCTCCCTGCCTGATGATCGACGGCGTCACGCCGGCAAGCTCGCACAGCTTTTCCGTCGGGTACCACACTGCACCATCCTTCTTGTCGCGCGAAAGCAAGCCGCGACCGTTCAGGTTGCGACACGCAATGACATCGGACGGTTTTTTGGCGAGGTAGATGCCTTCACGCAATGCGGCGTCGACGATCTGTTGCGCCTTCGATCCAAGTTTCGGAAGGTGTCCGCTCACGGCCTTCTTCCTTCCGATTGTTCGATGATCTTGCAGACCTCGTCTTCGTCGATGCCGACTTCGGCGGCGATCGAGTGCGTGCTATGCCGGCCGCCATGCCAGAGCATCAGCACCCGTTCGACGAGGACCTGCCGGGAAAGCGTGCTCACGGCTGGCCCTCCAGCCCAGCGAGCACTTCCTGCAGTGCGCGGATAGCCTCGCGTGTCTCCTGGGCGATCTTCTTCCGGTCGAGCGCGTCGACCTTGCCGTCGGCGATTGCCGCGACGATCGCGCGGGAGACATCGTTCGCCTCGTGCAGTACCTTCAGTGCCGCCGCTTCAGTGACCGGCCCGGCTTTGATCTCGCCAGTGAGCGGCGAAAGCCCGTAGCCGAGCTGCCGCGCGGCCTCGCCTATGATGATGGGAGAGCCAGCCCGCCGATCGGCCTCGATGGCAATGTCGACTGGGATGACGTTGTCGCGGAATTCCGCGCTTCCCGAGGCGTATTTCGAGAGAGTCGAGACACCTACTCGGGTGAAGGTGGAGAAAGACGTGAGCCCCTTGCCAAGCACAAAGCTCGCTTCGGTCGCGCCCTTCAGCGCCAGAACGTCTGCTTCGAGAATAGTGCGCACGAAAACACCCCCGGAAAAGCCGTGGAGATCAAGGAAAGAAAACCGGAAAAGGATTCAGTGAAGCGCGAGAACCCCGCGCTTAGGGTCAGCCCATAAGATCACGGGGGACCGCATGGGTACGCAGACGGAAAAGAAGAGGCAGGGACGGGCCGAGGTCGGGCGCGTCCCTGCCAGGTGGCAAGGTCGCCAGTTGGGAGGAGGAGACCGGTGCCTTGCTCGGGGAACTTCATTCCGCCGCCTCCACTTGGAGCGGCAGCTCGACAGGGAGCCCCCTCGCCGCACAGTTCGCGACATAGAGCTCTTCCGGCCGATAGGACGTGAGAGCGATGATCACGGGCCAATGGCGATCCGGAATGCCGGTTTTGCTCCACTTGTAGACCGCGTCCTTGGAGATATCGCCGCCGACCTTGGAGCTGGCTTGCGCAATGGCGTCAGGTCCACCTGCATCCTTGATGATTTGCTTGATGGTGATCGTGTTCATGGGCGCACCAATACTGGATTTTAAATCCACTATCAAGGCAATCGAATTCCAGACCGGAAAATAATTCCGAAAGTATGATGCAACGATGACCTGGTGGAAAAGATTAGATGAGCGTCGCAAGGAACTTGGCTGGAACAAGGCCGAGCTGGCCCGCCGTTCTGGCATCCCCTACGACAACATCAACAAGTATCTGCGCGGCGCCATTGAGCAGCCGCGCGGTGACGTTCTTGAAATCCTAGCGCGGACCATCAAGCGCCCTCTCCTGTGGTTGCGCGACGGCATAGAAGTCGAGGGGGGCGAACTCGTTCCGGCACCCGGTCGGATGGTGGCGGCAGCAATCGTCGGCCGAGTAGAAGCCGGCGCATTCCGGGAAGTGGATGCGTTCGATCAGTCCGAGCGCGAAATGATATCTGTTCCGCCAGACGAGCGCTTTCCCAATGCACGGATACTCGTTTTCGATGTTGCCGGTGACTCCATGAATGACCTGACGCCCCGCCCTATCCTTGACGGCGATCGTTTAATTTGCGTTGCCTATGAAGACGTGGCGCATGAAGCCCTGCTGCGCGACGGGATGGTCGTTGTTGTCGAGCGGACCCGAGACGGCGGACACACCCGCGAGTGGTCTGTGAAGCAAGTCGAGATCTATCAGGGGCGAACGGAATTCCACCCGCGCTCAAAAAACCCCAGGCATAAGCCCATCGTAGTCGAGAGAGACGCATTTGCAGACGACGGAACGAGGGTTGAGGTGATAGGGCTGGTGCGTCGAGTTCAAAACGACTTACCCTTTTAGTGCAACTTCGTCTTGGGGCGGCGACGGTCGATCGGCAAGCCAGCTTGCGCCGCTCCCAAGCGCCAGAGGCATTAGCCCCGGACTACCCATGTCCGCTGACGACACTATGGAGGATTGGACGCCACGCCCGGAGGTTGAGGGTGACTGGCCCCGAGGGTTTATGGTAATCTCACGGAGAGCCGAACGCACCATTCGGGCACCGCCATTCTGTAGAGGTCGACATGCGGGTGGCTGTCTTACTATTGTTTGGATTCGTCTGCATTCTTCCAGGTCGTGCCGACGCAGACAGCTTCCAGTGGTCTGGCCGGTTCAGTGACGTATGGGAGGATCCGCGGAACTGGGGACAGAGCCGATATCCTGGTGACGGTGTCGACGACGACGAGGCATCCATCGAGGCTCTCGGCAACCGGACTGCGGCGCGCGTCAAGTTGGGAAGATCGGTCACACTCAAGAAACTCGATCTCGGGCGAGGCGTGCGCCTGTTCGGCGGCAGCATCACGGTGACCGAGGACACCACTTGGTCCGACGGGGAAGTCGGAACAGCCATCAAGATCCCCAATGGAGCTCGGATGAGCATCGAGGGGTCCACTGAGAAGCGCCTGTCGCATCAGGCTGACAGACCATCGCTCCTGCTCATCGACAACGCCGGGCAACTGACGATAGGCGGTTCGGGCAGACTCCACCTGCTGTTTGAAGCCCGCATCGGCAATACGGGCCGCATTGTCTTGCGGAGTGGAGCGAACGTGATGGGCAACCGCTGCTGCTCGGGACTGTCGAGCGGGATAGTCGGCCCCGGGGAGATCGCGGTCGAACAAGGCATATTGCCTGGAATCGTCACCGGGGCCGATGGTGCAGACCTGAGCAACCTCATGCTCGAAACCGATGGTCCAATCCGCATCGCCCCGAATACGGTGCTGTTCCTGAGCGGGGGGAGCCACAAGTTGGCGGACGGCATCCAGGTCGGCGGCGGCGGACGGCTTCTCCTTCGTCATGCCGAAGCGGATGTACGACGGATCGTGCTCGCGGCAGGAACGGCCCTCGAAATCGCCGACCGCTCCCGCCTGAAGGGTGCGGTTACCCTCGACGGGCAAGGTGCTTACAGCTGGACTGGAGGAGAAGTCACCGGAAGCCTTGAGGTGTCGAACGGGACAGCTCTGACGATCTCAGGCGGTGACGCAAAGGAGATCCTGAACCCCTCGGACACTAGGCGCGGACAACTGCGCAACCTTGGAAATATCAGGCTGACAGACTCAGCCCATCTCAAGCTCGGCTCGGGGAGGTCTGGAGGATCACGGTTCGAGAACCGAGGTACCCTGATCCTGAACGGAGACTCTAAGATCGTCGCCGGCCTTTGCTGCAACGATCCCTCTATTCTCGCGAATTCCGGCCGCATCGAAAAGGGCGATGGCGAGGTGGAGCTCCGGGGTGTGTTCCTCTCAAATGAAGCTACTGTCGAGCTCAAGGGCGGTCGCCTCCTGTTGAGCGCCAGTGCAGAGTTCAAACAGGAGGAAGGGGAGGTCATCGTTGGCAGCCAATCGGCTCTCGAAGCTAAACGAATCGAGCTAATCGGCGGCGTTCTCAGCGGCGGAGGCTCCGTCCGGGGAATGCTCGACAATGTCTCCGGCGAAGTGGCACCCGGCCCGGGTGACGCGTCGCTGAAGGTCGAGGGCGACTTCACCCAAGGATATAATGGAGTTCTCTCGCTGGATGTCGGCGGCCTCGCCGCGGGAACGGAATCCGACTTTGTCGAGGTCACTGGCACTGTCATGCTGGACGGTGAACGCCGCGTCAAGGCGAAGGCGGGGTTCCGGCCGGCCGTCGGCAAGAAGGTGGCGGTTCTCCAGTATTTAGGCCGGAAAGGTGTGTTCGCCAGAACTCCCGGCCTGGATATTTCGTCCGGCTTGCATCTTTGGGCCCAATACGAAGAGCCAGCCGGATCGGGCGCAACTGGAACTTTAGCACTCAAGGCGTTTCCGACAAATTTGCCGACCTACTGCCTCCCCCCTGCGGCACCGCTCGTTTGGGAGAGCGTGAGGTCCGAGGTGCCCATTATCCTTGGCCATTCCGATGCGGCAGAAGAGTTGCTCGGACGAATCTCCGGCCGTTGGCGCGTTATCCGGCCCGAACTGCAGTCGGGGGCTTTGGGTCTCACCGGTCGAGACCCGCGCTACCCCGATAACCGCGGTCTGTTTGGCATGCAATATGCATGGTCGCGATTCAAAAGCGTCTTCCAGTTTGCCACCGTGTTCAACCACGAGGCCGAGCACGTGCAGCAGGCGTACGCCCGGAAGTATGTCGCCACCGAAGCGGCGCCGTTCATGGACTTCCGTCAATATGCCACCCTTTTTTGGTCAGGCGAGGAGGCAGCTTACCGCGCCCAGTCCAAGGGACTTTTCGAAATTGCCAATACGAGCACTAACTTCGAGCGATGCCGTGCAGACATCTTGACCGACGACCCGGTGCTTGAGCGGCTGGCTGCCGGCAACGACCAAGATGCCCGCGAGAAGATTGTGGAAGAACACCCGTTAGCCGACGTCGTGACTTCGTGGCAGAAGTATCGGAATATCGAATCGGAGGAACGTACCAGACTCGCAGACGTGGAGAATAGGGTTCAGGACCTACTTGCCTCCCCAGGGTGGCAGGACTTGGCTGAGCGATGGGACTTCGCTCTGCACTGAGCCGTCCTGGATCACGTCCACTATACGGAATGTGGTGTTCTAAAAACAATGGCGGGGCCTTCTAGAAACGCTGCCCGAGATTACTGCCGACCCGCCCGTGCGAGGCAGCGCCAAAAGGTCTGTCGGTGCTCGCGCAAATTGGCCGTACCGTGTCTTACGAATACTCCCGACAGGGAAACGAATTTGACGAGCGCAGTTGCACCCATCCCAGTAAGCTGGCGACGGCTCCGTAAAGAACCAGCAATAGCAGCATTACTCTTGGAGTCTGCGGTACGTCGAACAAGATGCTGGCCGGCAGCAGGGGGATGGAGAAAAGCAACTAAAACAGCGCTACAAGACCTGCGAAAATTATCCACACAGTCAGAGCGACGGGTCGGGATCACCGAGAAGATAATGAGTTCGACAACATATCTTTGCGACGCGATTTGTCCGAAAAATATCACCTGCCCCTCACACCAGCGCCTCCCTACACGGGAGTAGTACAACTCGGAGGGGAATGTCTGCAATTGGGGTCGATGGCGGCAATCCGGCACTAAGCGGCAAAGCTCTTCCGAATATCAAACGCGTAGCAAGCTCTGCGGATCTCGGCTAAGAGCCAACTCGGGGGCTCATTACACATGATAGACTGATTGTCGGGGCCAACGAAGTTCATCACCGGGAAAATTCCAAAGGTTTCGCCGGGATCGATCGGCGAGAGGCGAGCGACACGGAAACTGTACCCCGGAAAATGTCGTCGCAGGTGGTCCAAGAAGCGCTCTTTCGCCGCCCATAGATCGGTGCGTTGCCCCTCAGGCGGAACGATGATGAACTCTGTGACCTCTTTACAGTCCATAGTCTCTCTCCTGACTGATCCCGATAATCTGCCCGACCAGGCCGGCACAGATGCAGTTGAACCGGAGCGTTCCGATAAGCCCGCTTTCGACCAGTTCGTCGACATCGGAAGGTGCATCGTCTACCGGAGCCACCTCGAGCCTTCGCGCGGACTCCCTTAGGCAGTTGTCGCAGCGGATGTGCAACGTGAACAATCTCGGTTTACGGCGCAGCGCAACGGACATGTTTGTTCTCCTTTAGTTCTCATAATTCAGATACATGCGCTGGAGTCGAGTCGATTTGCAGGTACTGGAAAATAAATCCAAAACATCCGTTGACGACCAACATAACTGGATTTATTTTCCATATCGCTTCAGTACTCAACCCCGGAGACGAACGATGCAGCCGAACGGCGGAACCAACACCCGAAACAAGATCAAGGAAATGGCCGAAGCGATGCGCTCGATCGGCGATGGCTGCACCAGGGACGATTTACTCCTCAAGGGCTTCAGCGAACGCCACATCGACCTTTTCGGCCAGCAGGCCACCGAACTCGCCACCGCCATGGCCCGAGCAGCGTAGCGGCATGGCGAAGAGGGCGCGCCGCCGTGGACCCCCGCCCCTGTGGGTTCATGCGCGGCGCGCTCACCCGCCTCGCCTTCACTCTCCCCTTTAGCTCATCCTGCTCTGGAGCCTTCCGTCATGAACGAGCATTCCACCGAGTACAATAAAGCGCGGCTCAAAACCCGCCCCGCCCGTTTCTTCCTCGCCTGCGCCATCCTCGCGCTATCGATTTCCTTTCTTGTGGCCGCCGCCCTCGCCGGCACCCCTGTCATCTGCAAGGAATGGCAGTTCGCTTCCGATGTGCGGGTCTAGGGCGCGAACTTTGGACCGCTTCGAGATCGCCCGTTTTGATGAAACGAAGGCCCCCTCCGGCAAGCTTGTCGAAGTCATTGCGCTTTGTGTTTGCCTTGAACAGCAGTGCCTCGACGATCGCCCGAGCCGCGAGCTGAAGAGGCGCGCGGTCGCCGAGCTCGACAAGCGGTTCTCGCGGGAGAACCGCTAAGTGCTCTATCCGGCACCCTACCCATTCGTCCACGACGCCGCATCCCGGCGCGCCTTAGCCACACCGGTCGAGCGCACCCGCCGCTTCGTTTCCGAGAATATCGATGATTTGCACGGAAATAACCTCGCCTGCTGTTGCAAGCCCGGCGTGCCGTGCCATCCGGACGTGCTGCTTGAAGTCGCGAACCGCACGCAATGCGGCAAGGTCGACCG